AATCGAACGCCGGGAAGCATGGCGTTATCATAAGGCTTTATGTCTTGTAAAAAATTCATATTTCAATTTGCCAAAGCTGCTTCTGAAAAATCTTAAAATTCATCTGAACGTCGTACATAGAATTATGTAGCATGTTCTCGTCAAAGTCAATCTTATATTCTTTCAATTGAGTTTTAATACTGGTCTTCAAGCCTTTTTCTCGAAAATCATTTAATCTATACTGCCAGAAAGTAAAATCAGAATCTCTTTGGGGTTTTAGATTCTTTTTAATTGCTTTGGCGATACAGTTGGTATCAATAATCCTCTTAACGTAAGAGAAGTCGCTTTTATAACCGAGAAGTCTTCTGTATGTGTTGTGGATATAAACGTCAAAACCAAGAAGGTTTTGTCCTATAATTAAGTATTGATCATCATAAATGATCTCCTCAAACGCAGCCAACACTTCTTTTGGATCAACTGCTAGTGAACGATATTTGCGCTCATCAAAATGAGTGACGAGTTTGGCTCCTTCAGAAAGCTTTAAATCAGGCCAATAGATATGATTATCTACTTCTTTAATTATGTTGCTACCTTTAGCTATTAAATAGCTTAGTTGCCAAGGTTTATTGCTGTTGTCTAAAAGATTGAGATGGCAGGTCTCAAAATCAAAGCAAATGTATTTTTGTTCTTTATTAAATCGTAACATTCTCTTCCTTCCAAGCTTCGAAGCTAAATTTATCGCTGCAAAAATGCGGCAGTTCTGGTTTATCTAAAGATCTATCTCGACCAAAAGTTCTATTACAAATTATCTTATAAGCCATAAACGCTTTAACGTCTGACTTTTTGTTGTAATAAATGCTACGAACTTTAGTCATTGGGATATCATTGTTAATAGAAAATTCTTTTACCTTCTCTTTTAAAATAAAATCTAACGCCAAATCATTCTCTTCGAAGAATAAGGTTGGTTTTGTAAAAGAAATATCAGGCACGGCGTTTCCGAAAGATAGGTTATTTATATAAATAAACGAATCGTAAAATGGAATAGCGAGCTTGAGAGAATCTTCGCTCCATAAGTCTTTAAGATCATTATAATCTAAGAATCCAGTATTAGTGCAAAATGCTTTAGAATATATTTTATTAAGCAGCTTGCATCCGAGATCATCTTTTGCAAAGATGATTATCTTATGTTGACTTCCTTCGTCTTCTGGCAAAGACGAATTTCTCATTGATAATCTAAGACCAAATATTAATTGAATGCCCATCTCTTTGCTGCGCTTGTACGCCTCAAAGAAACCAATTAAAGTATCTTCGACTAAAATGACTTGTTTAAGATCGTTATCTTTTGCGATCTTAAAAACGCTATCTGATCCACCTTCAGTTACTTTTTTTGGATCATCTAAAGTTAGTATAGATTTTCCTATACTAAAGTGTGATTTAAACAATGGCAGCATGCTGCATACACTTTAGCAAAAGACTAAAACTTGTCAAGGTCGAAAGCATCAAAATCATCAGGAGTTTCAGCAGGTTTAGGTTTAAAACAAGGACATCCATCGTATTTGTTTTTTATTATCTTGTCTCCTTCTTGAAGCTTTATTTTCTCTAGTTCTTTTTTTGTGAATGCAGATTTTTTAATCTTATTATCTTTGTCTACAATCGCATAATAATCAAATCCAAATTTATATGTGCAATACCACATTGGGGTTCCATCTTTTTTAATCTGATTAGGCTCTTTAGCGAAACCACATAAAAGTTTTCCTGAAAAGCTGCCATCTTTTGGCATTCCTTGATTCGCGGCCATGTTAGATGTAGCGGTCTTTTCCACAAAAGAATCAGCATATTTTTGATAACCACTTAACTCATGCTCAAAACCCAAAAGCTCGTATTTGTCTTTGGGATGCATTGGCATGGCTCCACCATCATTTAAATCTTGTTTCAAAAACAAGAATTCCATTTTTACATCTTTTAATTCAGGGTAAAGCTTTCTAATAGCAAGCGTGTACATGTAATCTTGTAGATTATCAGTAACTTCTTTGCCTTCGTATTTCTTTTTATTTGTTTTGAAGTCTCTTATTAGTACGACTCCATGATTTCCATAGATAAAAAGTTTATCTATAAATCCTTTTATTTTGTATTCAATGCCTTCTTCTTGGACAACTATTTCAAAATCTTTTTCTGACACAACTTCTGTAGGTTCGCCGTATTTCTTTCCGAAGAAATCGTAAGTCAAACCGTTCAAAGCCATTAAACGAATGTTTTCTAAATCAGTGGTCTCATTAAGATTTTTTCTCTTAATGTGTTTATGCACCATTCTTTTTATAGCTTTAGATGCAAAAATATCTTTATTCTTTACTATCTTATTGTAATGACTCTTGTGTCTTGCAGAGCCAAGGCATTCAAGAATAATATGAACAGTATCTCCAATCAAAGCTCCAGAGTTAGTCTTGTCTGGAAGTTTTAAAATATATTTGCACCAATACTGCCATGAGCAGGATTTTAGCGTTTTAATTTTGCTGGCTGATAATGTTTCTTTCAAAGGTTTAAGCTTTCTAGGTAATCTTTAAGAATAGAAATAACCTTCTTATCCTTGTCGTTATTATACACATAGTCAAGAATGTATTCCACTTGAGTTATTCTATTCCTTTTCTTGTTTTCCCATCTTTCCATTGAAATATCTTTTTCCAACATCTCACCGAAATCTTTACAGATGGGAAGCATGATTTTCACCTTATCGATATCAATATATTTGATAAGTTTTAAGAATATTTTAATAGCAGCTTGCAAGCCGCGATTGTCAGTTTTATCGGCATCATTGTTTGTGGAGATTATTATTTCGTCCACAGACAAAGACATTAGATATGACAATTGTTTAGAACTGATTTCAAGACCGAAAATAACAAGATGATTATAATAACCTTGTTGCGACAAAGCTAGACTGTCGCCGATTCCTTCAACGAGAATTATTTTACGTTTTTCTTCAATAGTTTTCTTGAATATATTATCTTCTTCTCCTTGAATATTTATAGGATATATCCAATTACCTTTTCTGCCAATATGTTTCCATTTAGGAGCGGAACTGTTTGGTTTCCATAGCAAATGTCTTCCGCTGATACCTATTACTTTTTTATTTTCATCGAATATCGGAAACACAAATCGGCCATTCATCTTTCCAGACATTGAAAAACCAGATCGATAAAGCTCAAGAGTTTGTGAACTTATGGCTTTTTTATTGTAAAAATCATAATGAGGAAGCAATGTCTTTACTTCTTCATGGTCAAAAAATTGGTCTGATTCCATTTTGGGCGTTCTAATTGATTCTATACAAGGATCGTTGTTGTTCTTAATTGAATGTAAAATTTCATCTATTTTAGAATCATCTTTACAAGATAGTTCAAGTAATCTTTTAAAAGGTTGATATGTTGTGTTAGCAACGAAATCTTTCCAGATTCCAGTGTCTTTCCAAATTTGTAAAGCGGTTCTGTTGTCGCCATCACGATAAATAGCATTACATTGCCAATACTTGCCGCGATCTGATAATTGATATCCTAAATCAATCAAAGTTTTTTCTATAACTTCCGCTCGATTGTTAATGGAGGTTAGGTACGTCGTCATCGTTATCTTTAATTACATTTGCATTAGCACCGAGAGCGTCCACTATATCTCTGTAATCACCTTTTTCTGAAACACAGAAGTTAGCGATCTCAAGATTAACAAAATTCTTTTTAAGAGTACCGTCTGCGAGCTTTACTGGATTAATAGCTCCTGCAATATCTTTGCCAAGATGGCGAGCTTTCACGTTGATAAACTTATGAGTTCCGAAGCTGACTTCGTTCTGTAATTCATCAGATGTTTTCTGTCTTAGAATAAACATGTGAGATGAGAATTGAGTAATACGATCAGAAAGAGAAACAATGCTTTCGTCATCAGTTATACTTGATGAATTTTTGTTCGTGACAATACCTGCGCGATTAGACTGTACAGAAGTCATCATTGATATACATGGTCCTTTGTCGCTTACTATATCTTTCTGAATGCAGCGTTTATATTTATCGACCATTTCTCCAACAAGTTGCCATTCTGTTTTATTACCTCCGCTTTCGCTTGTAGTTTTAATATAATCAAAACTAAAAATCATAGGATTTCCACGACCTATCTTGGAGTAGTAGAATCTTTTTAAAACGCTGATCTGAGCATCAACGCTCATTCCGCCTACATTATAATAATATAAATGCTTGTAGCGTTTATTGATGGTGTTCCATACTGCTCTAACATTATCTACAACTTCTGCGCCAGCCTTTCGCCAGTTGCCGCTTTCTAGTAGATACATTGGAACTTTAGACATTGCAGCGCATTGTCTAAAAATAAGTTCTTCTTTGCTCATTTCTCCATTATCAAAATGAAGAACTGGAACTTCGTATTGTTCAGATACTTTTGTAGTGAAATCTAAACAGAATTGAGTTTTACCTACGCCTGAACGAGCTACAATAACTGTGATATTACCCGGTCTCAAAAGAGAGCCGTACATATCTTGAATTTTAGGATGAGGCCCAGCAAATCCAAATTCTGTAACTGGATTGTTTCCTCGCTCTTCAATAAGAGCTTCCATTTCAGAAAAGATGTTTTCTGGCTGATCGCTGCCAGTTTCGTACAAATTGATCTGATCATTATAAAGCTTATCAGCGGTCTCGATAATGACGTTGTAATCAGAAGATGGAGATATTGACTTCATCTTCTTGTTTATTTCTGCTCCACACATCGCTATTTCGCGACGTATAGTGTATTTCTTTAATTCTTTAGCAACGCTAATAATTGATTCTGGAGATAGCTTTTTAAGAGATAGTGATTCAATATAATCTGATGGATTGATATTATCTTCGAAAGTTACTCCAAAGTTCTTTACTCTTTGAGAAATAACTACATCATCAATTTTTTCTCCGTTATCGATTGCTTGACGAAGCACGCAAAAGATAGTTCTATTAATTTTGGAACTTTCGCTCCAAAAGTCTTTTTCAGTTATAAAAACAGCGACATCTGAATATCGTTCTGGATATTTAATCAATCCAGCAAGCAACTGAGTCTCTAAATCATACGAATAAATCATGCCAACCGCACATTATCACTCTTCATCGGTGATGTCAATCGAATCTTGACTATTGTTCACTTCGTTTAAATATTTTTCGAGAGCTTTGACGAGTCCCATTTCAACGATTGGGTTGGAGACTTTGGTATAAATCATTGGGCATCCATCTTGAGAGACGTAAGCCACTATAAATCCTTTGGAGGACTCATCGGAACCAGTAAACTCATAGAGTTTATTAAAATAGTTTTCAGGAATTTTAAACTGTTTAAAATTCTCTGATTGTGAATCTCTCTTCATATTATAATATTACACCTTGACTCTCGAAAAGCTCTTTATTTATAGTATCGTTTTCAAATATAGTTACAAGTGTAATTTTGTTAAGTTTACAAAAACGTTCTTTTTTCTTATCTCTATCGAGTTGATGAAGAAAATTCATTCTATTTGTATGGAAGAACTTAACAAATCCAGTGTGTTGTCTGCCTTGAACTTCTATAGCTATCTTTTTATTAGCGTTATAAAAGTCCAAGGTAAGACGAGTTCCAACTATTGGAAACTCTTCAAACACAATATTCTGTTGCCAATAGTTGCTTAAAAATTTCTTAGCTTCTGTTTGAAATTTACTACGACTATTCGCGCTCCAATCAATTAAATAATTGCGAGCATTCTTGCAACGTCTTTTTTTATTACTCAGTGATAGAAATTCCATCGCCAAAATTTAATAAGTTTTCACTGATGTATTTAAAGAAAAACGATTTCAACTTTTCGTTGTTGTTGACCATCTGTTCAAATTTAGCAGACCCTTGAATCTGAGCAGGAAAGTCTGTGAACCCAGCTTCTTTTAGAATATTCAGAAACTCTTCGTCGAAACTAATCCAAGCTCCCTTTTTAATGGCGATCTCCCACATAGTTAGAAAGTCAAAGATTTCCTTTTCGATCCAATTTGACGTTCCGTTCTTTCTTCCGTACTTAATAGGATAACGAATAGTACAGTTAGTTCTTTCATTTGGCGACTTTTTAACTATAATTTTTACAAAATGACCTAGATAAGGATTCTTTTGTTCGTCATAAGAAGCGGTGGGATCTTCAAGAATCAAATCACCCTTGAAGCGAGAATCAAATTCAAAAATCCAATTAGCAAAATGTAGTAAAGCGTTTCCGCCTGTAGCTGTAGTTTGGCGAATTGGAGCCTTGCTATAAGGATCGAGCTTGATATCAGCGCGAACTTGAGAAACGAATACCGCAACATGACCGCGTTTTTGCAACGCAATGGACATGCGCTTCATTAGATCGGCGGCAATAACTGCGCCACCGGCAACTTTTTGAGATTCTTCAAAAGTCTTTTCTAAATCACCTTTACGAATCAAGCCATCGACAGAATCGAGTAAAAAGAAATATTGAATCTTTTCATCGTTTTTTCCGACTAGTTCTCGCATTGAATCAAATACTGTTTCATGAATATTAGATTCAAATACAAAACATGTGCCTTCCACCCATTCGTCATCATTAAATACAAATTTAACTCCAGAACGGGCAATCATCTCCTTGCTCAATCGCCCTTCAGCTTTAATATAAAAGCCCTTACGCTTCTTAGGTTGATCTAAGAAGTTCTTCATGAATTGAAGCGCACAGCTAGTTTTGCCGCCTTCATTGATGCCGCAGAAACGATGCAGCCCAGTACCAATGCCACCATTTAAAAAGTAATCAAGAAGAAGGCTTCCGCTAGAAATTTTATACTCTATACTCTCTTCAAAATTATAATGCGAATCTTTATTGTTCTTCAAGAAACTTTTTAGTTGATCTTGAGAAGTGATTATTTTGCCGCTTTCTGTTTCTACTTTTACTTCTTTTGTTTTCTTAGTCATTTTAAAAAGTCTTTAACTGTCTTAGGTTTTATACTAATATTGTAGTCTTGTCCAGTCTTTTCGCCAATCTGAACTTCTGTATTTTTGAATTCAGGTTGAAAAATATATTTCTTATATTTATCTGCGATACCGTTCGCGTCTTCTCCTGCATATAAAGTCAAACAATTGACTTTAACTACGACAAGCTGTTCCCAGAATTTTAAATCAGGAAACTTCTTTAGTAGAGAATTTAATATTCTAAACTGTTTTCCCCAAAATGAAACAGGCACTTTTTGAGGAATATGCAAAAGCTTTCTTAGCAACTCTCTTTTATTCATCCTCGATAGGGTAGCATGAAAACCAGAGATGTCAACAGCAAAAAACCGCTGGTTTCCCAGCGGTTTATTTTGATTTATTTTTTATTAAGCTTTTGGGTTGAAGCCAGCACTCTGAAGATCAGGGTTTTTAATAGCGGATTTTTGCTGTTGCAATTTTAGTTTTTCGTCTATACTTAAGCCTTCGATGGCTGCATCTGGAGTAATATTTCCTGATGGAGCGGTAGGGGTTTCTGGAAAAACGGCTACTTGAGCAGCTTCAGACTTTTCAGCTTCTGGTGATTCGCCAGCTTCTTTCTTGCCTTCGTCGTTTAATTTGCCTTCTTTTTGCATCTTTTTTAGAATAGCTTTTTGAAGTGCTGGAGGTAGGGTTTTTTGTTTTTCTGTCAACTGACCAGCCATTTCAGTAAGCATCGAGCGATTCTTCATATATGACATGCCGCACATATATTTAGCATCACTTGTAGTCATTCCGGCAGTGTTGATCAAAGATTCGTCTTTGAGCATACACTCGCTCATATATTCGCTATGCATTTCAGCTTCGTCTTCCTCCATTATGTTGGAGATGGAGACTTCAGCTATGAGGTTTTTTGTATCGAATTTTAAATTTGATTTCATATTATTTATTACCTTCTAGGATTTTGATTTGATCTATTGTTTTTGTTAAAATATCGCCCTTCTTAAAAGTTTGCCCATCATTGATAACTTCATAAGCAATTATTTTTCCCATGTCATCAGGAAGATCTTTAATTTCTTTAATGATTCCTTCGCTATTGTAATGTTTGCATGAAGCGTTGATGTTTAGAATTCTCATTCCAGCTTCAATTACGTTTTTATCTTCTTCTGCTTTTTGAGAATATACAAGATAATTATAAACAGCAAATAAATAATCCTCCATTAAAGTAATTTTGCTTTGAACCCAAGGTTCAATCGCTTCAGACATCTTAGGATTAGCGTTAAGTTTATCGAGCAAATCTTTAGAATAGTCTGAAATATAAGCCAATTGCGCGATTGCCATTTCAGAAGCGTCTTCGTTTATATCTTCGGATTCAGTTTCTATTTCTTCAGCGATTTCTTCAGCTTGAGCTAGATGAGGAGCTAATTTTAAAAGATCAGATTCTTCCCACAAGGTAATGCCATCCCATTGATGAACAACATCATCGACTCCACCTTTAGAAGTATAATCAGTTACAGACTTCTTTGATTCCCACATTTTACATGACCAATATCTAGCTTTCCAACGAGGACCGGGGTTTGTATCGCATTGATGTCTAGCGCGAAAACTCTTTCTACGAGCGGGATCGTCGCGTTTGATCTCCATATTTGGATCGCCAAAATTAACTTTTACAATATTGCCTTTCTCGTTTTTGACGTAAACAGAAAACTTTTTAGGGCCTTTTGATGTTCTAAAAGGTTTATTAAGAGCTTTCTTGTCTTTTGCAGCACGAATTTCGTTAGTAAAATTTACTGATATGTTCATTTTTTTACTTTAGGGTTAAAAGATACTTTGTTTGATTTACAGAAGCTAGTATTTCATCTCTTATATTTAATAGATCTGTGTCTTTTTTTGGATCAAGCATTGTTGGTAATTCATTTATTAAATAGTTTTCCATATCAAGCATTAAACCCATAGGAGGCATATTTTTATAATTTTCCAACGTTAAATTGAAATTAATCTGAGCTATTATTCTACCATACTTACCCATAAAAGTCTCAACAAATTCATCAATATTTCCAGAAAGGCTTCCATATAGCCCATCAAGAGTTTTATGTTCAGAAAAAGAAGTTGTTTGCCAATGAAGAATTTTTACTTGATTTTGATAAGTAAGTAATTTAGTGACGATGTTCATTTTTAATCTTCTATGTTAATAAAATTAAGATTCAATTCATCTTCATTTACACCAAATTGCTTAAGATCAGAAAGAGATTCATCAAAATCAGCCTCTTCAAAATCATTAAATGAATAAATGTCTACTATTTTATCGTTCATGTTGTTAGTTGGCTATATCTTGATCTGCGCGACGATAGGAATCTTTAACTTTACCGCCGCTTTGCATTCTTAAAAATGTATTCACACGCGCCATACTCCAAGCCGCTCTTGATTGTCCCGGTCTATGACTAGAACTAAACGCACCTGATCCTCTACGATATACTTTCTTTAATTGTCCAAGAGTTACTTTTTTAGAATGTTTAGCGTTATGATTTTTTACTTTTTCTTTTAAAGCGTTAGTTACCTTTTCACTAAAAGTGATTTCAGCTTTACTGACTAATCGCTTTTCGTCTTTTTTATTTAATGCTTCTTTAGCTTTCTCTTTAGCGTCTGGAGTTGTGCCAGCAGACCCCGGTTTATTTACGCTAGAGCCTTTCTTGCGTTCATTTGGCTTCGATGGAGTTTGAGCAGAGCTTTTTGGGCCTTGTCTTTTTTTTGCAATAAGCTCGGAAAAATCTACTATTAAATTCATATTTAAAATTACACTAATTTAACAATATATAGAAAAAAGTAAAGCCGCTTTTTAGAGCGGCTTTTTTTGTTTTTAATTGACTATTACTTCTTCTTTACTGGAGGCTTGGCTGGAACTGGAGGCTTTCCAGTGGGCTTTGCAACCTTAGCGGAAGCGGTGGCGGTCTTAGTCATTGTCTTTGCTGTAGTCTTGCTCATATTTGTATATGTAGTTTATGTTATATTTGTGAAAATGTTTTTCAACTTTTATCTGATTGGACATGCACCACCGGCACATTCAGTCATATCTAGCATTTCAATGTTTCCTGATAGGATGGTAATTAAAGGTTTAACTTTAGCGTTGGCTGCTAAATACGCGGCTTCGTCAATTTCTTGATATGGAGCTTGTTTGAATCCATGATCCTTGAATAAAAGAAAGCTGACGCTCTTAATATTGTTTTCGTAATTATCTTTTAGCCAAACTTTAAGAGAATCAAGTTCTTCTGGTTTGTAATAAGCGGTTACAGAAACAGCGTTATCTGACCAAATGGTTTGTAGCTTTTTAACCATATCAAGCTGCTTGATGACATCCATATCCTTTGTAAGGATAGATCCTTCAGGAGTCTTGCATGGGAAATACACAACAACCGTATCACGATTCTCAGTTCCATCAAAATTAATAATGAACTCTACATGATAACCCATGTCTTTGCATGTTTGAACGAGACTGTCAGAGCTAGACATGCGTACTGTACGCATATAATATTCACTAAAAGCTGGATGAACACCGGGAGTAGCTCCACCAAGTAAACTTAATGTTCCGCTGGGTTTGATGGTTGTAAGCTTAATGCTTTCAGGCCAACCACGATGCTTACTCCAAGACTTGTCAAAATTGCGTAGAGCAACATAACAATCATCAAGCCAATCAAGCTTATCAAGAGACTGGCACACACCAGTAACGCCAAGGCCAAGGCGCATGTTCTTGTGGACAATACGATTAGTTTCTTCGTGTATGAAAGGCAGCGCGGCAATAGCCTTTTGAGTTTTATAAAGAAGTTTTGCACAATCTATTAATTCCTCTTTAGAGGTTATGTTATTTAAATAAAGTTCAGAAAGATTGCAACACTCATAATTTGCAAGGCTAATTTCAGCGCATGGATTTGTCATTTCACAATTATCTACATCTGTTGGATATAGAAGATTTTCAGAAATTGGCCCATCTTTAATGCGTCCAAATTTTTGAGAAAGAGGAAGATTAAAGAATCCATAAGGCTCACCATTTGCATAACCTGAATCTTTATTTATTTCGTATCCATTTTTCCAGACCTCTTCAAGAACATGATCATAGCTGTCTGCATAGATAGTGTTGTTGCTCATTGCTCGCCAATTTGGGACGTTGCTAGAACCCCAATTCTTGGCGCGAAGATAAAGAATATCATCAGGATCGCCTAGAGCGATTTCCGCACTGCGCCGCACATTGCCAGCGACAACAACACTGCCAATAATATTGCAGATATCCAACACATCAATCGAGCGAAGTTTTTTGCCTTCGCGAGCTTGGAATATTTTTGTGATTTTATCGATTCCGTCAATAAGGATTTGTGGACCACTAGCTTTTCCGCCAAAGCCCTTGATTGGTTCGCCGTAACCTCTGATGAGGATAGTTGAATACGAAAACGATTTACCTGTAACGTAAAAAGCATCCAGAACTTTAGAAAGTAGATTAACCCAACCTTCGCGTTTATCTGGCACAATATAATCAGCGTCTTTAGTTGCTTCATGAATAACATTTACACCTTTCTTAATCTTTGGTAGTTCGTGAACATCTTCGCGACGAATACTGTAACCTACACCGCCACCAAGCATTAGATTCTCAAAGAGAAACAAAAAAGCCTTTGGCTCGCGCATTGCTGTCGCCCAGCAATTAAGAAGAGAGTTTGCGCCAAAACGATCTACAGTTGAAGTGCCGAGTTGCCAAAGCATTCGACCTGCAAAATTACATTTTAAATTAAAAACGTAATCATAAATACGTTCTGCTTCTTCTTTTGTATATTGTGCGCCAATTTTCTGTGCGCCATTGATACAACGTTCTACTGTTTCATTCCATTCTTCTGTTGTTCCATCTTCCTTTTGGCGAGCATAAGTTCTTTTATATACAATATATCCAAGACCGCTAAAGCCCCAGTTGGGTTGTTTGTTTTTATATTGCGCTAAAAAAGAAGAAGACAGAATATTTAATTCATCGTTCATGGTAAAAAGTATTATACACTAGATTTTAAAAATCTCTATGTCATACTTTACCATACGTTCTACGAGGTTGTCAAAGGAAATTTTCGGTTTCCAACCTAATTCTTTTCTGGCTGGAGTTGAGTCTCCCAAAAGAAGTTCAACTTCGGCGGGTCTGTAAAATTTAGGATTAATTTTAACTAAAATTGATGATTGAATTTCATTTTTAATGGCGTATTCAGTAGAAGCACTCATTTCTTCTTGTTGCCCAAAGCCGTGCCAAACTCCATTTATACCAGCGCAAATAAAAGATTTATTAATAAATTCCCTAATTGTGTGCGTTTCGTTACTTGAAAGAACATAATCTTTTGGTTTCTCTTGATTCATTATTTTCCAAACGCCATCGACAAAATCCTCAGAATCCGACCAGTCTCTTTGCGCGTCTAAATTTCCAAGTTCAATCGGGGAAAATGATTGATTGTTTTTAATAGCATGATATATGCGAGCAACGCCTTTGCTAATTTTTCTGGTTACAAATTCTTCCCCGCGCTTTGTGCCTTCGTGATTAAAAAGAATAGAATGAACGGCGTATAAATTATAAGACTCGCGATAAACCTTCACTAAATGACGGGCAGCAGCTTTACTAGCTCCGTATGGACTTCTGGGTCTCACAGGATGATGAATGTCTTGTGGACTGTACTGCACATCTCCAAATTCTTCACTAGATCCAGCAGAGTAAAAACGGCACTTTGGTTGAAAACGGCGAACGGCTTCTAAGCATCGAGCGACTCCAGTGGCATTAGCATCGAACGTTTGAAGCGGAATTTCCCAACTACATCCAACAAAACTTTGAGCGGCAAAATTAATAAAATAATCAGGCTGAATATCTCTTACGAGATTATCTAAACTAACACTATCTGAAAGATCTCCATAAACTAATTGAAACCTTTCGTTTTTAATAAAACTCTTGCAATTTACAAAATTTGGATTTGATGTGCGCCGAATCATTCCAAAGATTTTGGCTTCAGTATTCTTTAGAAGATACTCAACCATGTTTGCGCCGTCTTGACCTAATATGCCAGTTACTATTACTTTCATAGTTTTAATTTATCTTGATTATTTAAATACCAATTATAAGTATCTTTCAATCCGTCTTCTAATTTTATTTTCGCTGTATAACCTAACTTCTTTAACCTGCTGCAATCTAATAATTTTCTCATGGTTCCGTCTGGTTTAGATAGATCAAATTTTATTAATCCTTCGTAACCGACTGTTATTGATATTTTTTCTGCTAGTTCATGAATAGTTGTTTCAAAACCGCTGCCAATATTTATTTGAGAAATGTTTTGAGAGTATAGATCTTTCGCTTCTAAATTATTTATTATATGCAAACACGCATCAGCCATATCATCAACATGCATAAATTCTCTTTTAGCTTTTCCAGTTCCCCAAATTTCAACAAATGGTTCATTGTTAACTTTAGCTAAATGAAAACGATGAAGTAATGCTGGAAGAACATGAGAATTTATTGGATGAAAATTATCATTTGGGCCATATAAATTAGTTGGCATAACTGATATAAAGTTACATCCATATTGTTTGTAATAACTTTCGCACATTTTTATGCCAGCTATCTTAGCTATTGCATAAGGCTCATTGGTGTATTCTAGTGGAGAAGTTAATAGATATTCTTCCTTTATTGGTTGTTCGGAAAATTTTGGATATATACAAGAACTTCCAAGAAATAAAAATTTTTTAACCTTAGAAAGATATGAAGAGTGAATTAAATTGTTTTGAATTTGTAAATTTTGATAAATAAAATCGGCGCGATAAGTATTGTTAGAATGAATGCCGCCAACCTTAGCTGCACAATCAATTATTAAATCAAAATTATGAATACAAAAATATTCAAAAACTCTGGTTTGATCTAATAAATCTAATACATTTTTTTCGACGGTGTGGATTTCAATGTTTGTTTTACTTGCTAATTTTTTTAAAATAGCTGATCCAACCATTCCTTTATGTCCAGCGATAAAGATTTTCATTTGTAATTTTTATATTTAGATATTTCATCTGAGCAGACTCCAAAACATTTTGAAATTTCATCATTGGTTTTGAATTCATTTGTCATACAAATACTTTTTTTAGTAAGTTCTTTATTTGGATATGTCCATATATATCCTTTGGAGGTTAGGGTAAAATCGTCAGATTGGTGCCAAAAACAATGAATATTTTTATTTTCTAACATTGAATGCAAAGCTTGCAGATTTTTAGCATGGCACCATAGTTGATTTTGAGTTAAAAACTCTTCTTTTATTTTATATTTAGGTTCATCATGGCCTAGATAAAATTGATTATTTTCAAACCAAACATCTATTTCGCAGTCAAAACCGAGATCTAAAGCTTCATAAATGTATTGTGGATCGTTTTCATTTTCTATTTCTCTGCCTTTAATATTTCCACGATGAGAGATTAATTTCATATTTTACCTAAAACTTCGATTACATTATTTTTATATTTTTTATAACACTCTGTTGGAGTATGATTTTCGTAATAATCTTTTTGAGCTAATGCGCCAATTTCTTTCCATTTATTATTTTCTAAGGCAATTTCTATTTTTTCTTGCAAATCTGAAAAATCTTCTTTGCATCTAATGTAATTATTATAAAAATTATTATTTTTATCAATAGATATTAATGGAGATTCGGGCATTATTGTGCATACGCCGCAACTCGCTAACTCCCAAATACGATGAGAATCAAAAGAATTACCAAAACAATTAAGTCCTATTTTAGATCTATTTATCATTTCTTCAAATAAATCAGGTGTTCGTTGATTTATTGGGGTGACTAATAATTGCCAATTTAAATGTTTTAATTTTCCATTAGCTAATTCAATCATTTTATTAACTGGTCCCTGTCTTCGTGGATTAGTCATGCAGCCCATAAAAAATACATCAATATCTTTTTCTTTAATATTCTTATTTTTTGAAGGCATTGGAAAATGATGAGCGCGAACTGGGCAATTCCAAGGATTTTTACTTTTATGCGTAAGCTCTCTGTGCATAACTAAATCTGGTTTTTTTTCAGACCAAATTTGAATGTCTTCGAAATCGGTATCGTCGTGTTGAATTAATTTTGCATTTGGATATCTTTTTATAATTTGGTTCGTTAAAGGAATTGTGTCGTATTCGTGCAAATATAAAACAATAAACTTATAATCTTCGGCGTAATTAAAAGTTAATATATTTAATTCATCCACTATATCCGCTGAAAATTCTTCAGAAAATTTATTAAAAATAAGCCTAGAATTTGGAACCCAAGAATAATCTATAAATAAAAAATCTTTTTTCATGTTAAAATATTATTATACTTTTGATTATATAGTTCTTCAGAAATATAACAATATAAATCTTCTGGTTGATTAATCCAATTCATATTATAGCTGTGCAGAGTAGATTTAGTATTTTTGATAATGAAATTATTTACAACTATATCCCAAAAATTTTTATCTATTTCTGAAGTATCAGATGGTGATATATTTTTATAGTTATTTTTTTTAAGCACTGCTGTCATCCAGATTTTTTCAGTGCATCCAGAATTCGATAAATCCATATTAGATATGGTATTTTTTATTCTTCCCCAGTTTTCAATATCTTCCCTTAAACCTACCTGAAACCAATCGCTTAATCTAAAAGTATTTGGTACTTCTTGAGAGCTTGGATCGATTGACATCATATTACCAATTAATAATTTTTTCTTAAAAATCTTAAATTGGTTTTGTTGTAAAGGATTATCGTTAAGATGATGAAAAATATTTTTTTTATGAATAAAATCAGTTCTGGTTACCATTACTAGATCATTAGACGCTTCATTTAAGCCAGCTTCGTAAGAAATAATCTGACGATTTAATTGTTGAATTGGACCGGGGCCGGGATCATCAGTTAATATAATTTTATCTATATTTTTTATATTTTTTACATGTTCTTTTTGATTTTTCCATGTAGATACAATGACTTCTCCATCAAACCAATTACGAAGAACTTCTATAGATTCTTTCAAAAAATTATCAGGATGTTTATCAAAAACAACACTGCCTCTAAAAATAATAGTTTGTTTCATAATACAAAAGTTTTATGTATAGCTATTTTATCAGCATAACTATTTGCATCTTGAAAAATATCATATCCATTACGTTCTAAAAGAGAATCTAACTCAATTTTCTGATATTCCGAAAGCCACCAAAATTCATAACGAATAATTTTTATATTTGCATTAGGTTTTTCAAAAAAAGAATTTAAAATTTTGTATTCGTAACCTTCTGCATCGATTACTAAAACATCTATATTTTGTATTTTAAATTCAGATAAGATAGACGTTAGCGGTTTGCATAAAACAGTTTCTATGTTATCTGGAGGATAATTAGCATTAAATTGTCTTACAAAAGATGTATCTTGACCTCTTGTTTCAATTGTTTTTAACTCTTCTTTATCGCTAACAGCGCAATTAATAGTAGTGATATTTGATTTACTAGATTGATAGTTGTTTTTTATTTCATTAAAAAAATTTTTTATTGGTTCGATGAGAAAAGCCGTATGAGATTCTTCAATAAGTTTATTTCGTAAACCATACTCTTCGTTGTCACAACCATTGAATGCGCCTATTTGAACAAATACTCCACTATTAATATTTTGTAATACACCTGGAAAATAAATATCTTTCATTTTAAAATTAAATATTTTATATTTGAATCTATGTTAACAGGAATAGATGGCGAGAGTTTTTCCATATAATATTTAGGCATATCTACAGCATGACTTATGTCTATATTTTGTTTATAATAAAGATTTGGGATATGATCAAATAAATTACAGTATTTTTTCATAACAATATTAGAACCGTATGCCATATGATCTGAAAAACTCCAACCGCCAACATCGTTTGGTATATTTATATAGTTATTAATTTGAAAAATAATTTTGCTGTTAATAAGCGAATCGAATCTTAAACGAAAAATAATATCATATTTTTCTGGATTATTTATTTGAAAATAACCGTCTTTTACAAGATACCACTGATCTAATAAACGATTGCCCCAATATAATCCATGTTGTTTGGCTCTTGGATTTATATCAAAAACATCATTTGCACGATCTAATTTTTCTATTCTAGGGTTAGTATTATGATATTTATTATAATCGTTAAGTTTAAAAGATTTAAGATATTTTTTTAAACATGAAAAAGAATTTTCATCTATTGGGTGACCATTTTCTTGATTTATCCAAGAAGAACAGTAAACATCGCAATCATAGTGATTTAAAAAATTATCAATAAAACTATAATGTGTTAAATTAAAAGTTCTTAAATAACCAGTTAAAATCACCGCTACTTTCATATTATTCTTTAATATAAATGGTGTTAGCTTCGTAATCAAATCCATTTAATTCGAATGAATCAGAGATTTCTTTGAATCCTAGATTTAATAGATAATTATCTATATCTTTTTTTAAGCTATGACCTTCATAATAAGCTTTTAATCCAACTTCTGTAAAAATTACTTTAGTATTTTTTAAAATATTTTCTCCACCTTTAAAAACGTTAAGTTCTGCTCCTTGAACGTCTATCCAAATGATATCAATTTTATCAATAACATTTTGTTTGCACCAATTATCTAAAGTATTTGCTTGAACTTTTATTTCTTTTTGAATCCAGTTTTGATTAAAAAAAGAACCATTCATTCCATCTTTAAATTTAAAAAGAGATGAAGCGCCGACATTGGGTGTAGAACTTTTATCAATATCTACTTCGAAAAAAGAAGCTTCTCCAATGAAATCTGTTAAAGCTAAATTATAAACATTTATATTTTTATAAAAAGATGCTTTGTTCTTACAATTGATGTAAGATTGAGGAACAGGTTCAAATGCGTGAATTTGCGCTGATGGAAAAATAGAATGAAATTCAAGAGATTGTTCTAAATGCCAAGAACCGATATCAAGAATCGTTTTAGAATCATCAAGATCTATAATATCTAATATATAGCGAATTCTATTAGATACAATATTGTTACCGTGAATTTTATTACGCGTTATTATATTCATGTTTTTATGATTTTTTTATCATTAGCAGAAGGAGTTTTAACACATATAATATAAGTGTCTTTAAGAAATTGTGGATCAGCAATTTCATATGGTTCCAATATGAAAATATCGTTCTCTTTTAAAGTTTTTCCTTGCAAAATCATTTCGCCAGAAATTATAAGATTTATTTCTGTTACTATGGTGTGGTAATGGTGATCCCACTTTTCATCTTTAACGTGTGTTTTATAGGAAACTTCAAAGTCTTTAGTTTTATAAGCTGTTGGTTCAAAGTCTCCAATAAACCATCCGCCTTTCATATTTTGAAAATTTAAGATCTTCATTATAAATTTATCTTTCTCCAGTCTACTTTTTTAAATCCAGAATTGGTTATTAAATTCACGCCAATCGCTCTGTCTTGAATGTTATCGTTAATTTTGTCGTTTATCAAAACTCTAACGCCGCTTGTTAAACCCATTAGTAATACATCCCAACATATGCCAAGTCTTTTTAATGAATCTTCAGTCATTTTTCTAGCAGATTCTTTTCTCGCGGTGCATAAAATTATCTTGTGACCATGTGAGTCCCATTCATTGAATTTTTCAACTACGCCTTCAAGCAAAGATTGATTGCTATCAGTAATGACACTAAATTTATGTAAATGATTTAAAATAGTTCCATCTATATCACAAAAAATTGTTTTAGGTTTATCTGTATAAAATTCTTTAATTTTTCCATTATAAATATTTAGATCATATGGAGTGCCAAGTGGAATATATTGTTCGTTTGGCAGAAGATAATTTTTTATCTTTTTTCCACATTCAATCAAATAATTATAAGTTTCAGAAATATAACATTCAGGTTTTTTTTCGTTTTTGAAATTGTTTAAAAGCTTTTCGGCAGAATTTATAAAGTCTTCACCTTTGGACCAATAATGTAAACCAATAAGAGCATATTTTGAAATAACTTTCTTTTCTTTTAAATCTAAAATAAAATCATTTTCATCTACATCTGCATAACTATGTTTTGGGTTATTTGATTCATGAGTTACAATAATGCCATCATAGCTATTTTCATTTATGAATGATAAAAATTTATTAGAATCCCATTCTAGTCTTTGATCGCAATTTGTAATAATTAATGGTTCATTATTATTTATAAATTTTTTAGCGAAAAGACAAGTTTCTGAAGCGCCGCTTGTAACATGATCTATTTTTATTTCTTCGCAATCTGGAACTAGAGATTTTAATTTATTTGACAAAAGTAAATTATGATCTTTATTTTCATAATTTCTTGTTATAAAAATATATTTACCTTTTATATTTAAACTTTCAATTGAATGTTCTATGAGAGTTTTTCCATTAATTTCAATTAATGGTTTTGGCAATACGAAACCCTCTTGTGAAAATCTGGTTCCGAGTCCAGCCATTGGTATAACGATATTCATGATTTATTTTTATTATTATTTAGAAAAATTGACAAATCTTCAGGTGTGCCTAAACCCCACATTTTTTCTATGTCAAAAGTTTTAATTTTCTTTCCATCTTTAATTGCTTCATTAAATACTGGACATACATAAAATTCATTATTATATTTAGTGTTATTTTTAATCATTTGTTCTGCATATTTAACATAATCAGATCCTTTTTTCCAAAAATAAATACCAACTGTTGCAATGTCTGAAATAGGGTTTTTTTCTGCAACTTCTGTGACAAAGTGATTTTCATCTATTTTGACGAAAGACCATTTTGGATGAGTAGATTTAAAAGTTAAAATGCCAGCATCTAAATCTTGCTCTTGCATTTTATACATAAATTCACTAGTGTTCCATTCTATATATTGATCAGAATTAGCTATAATTAATGGATTGTCATTATTAATTAAATGTTTTGCTAATAAAGTTGTAGATGCAGCGCCATCGGTTATTCCGTCAACTTCAATAATGTCACAATTATTAGAAATAATTGATAACATTGAATCTAAATTATATTTTTCTCTATGCGATTTCTGAACAATAAAGATATGTGGGCTTTCAAAACCTAGATTATTTATCACTACCTGAATCATAGGTTTTCCATTGACATCTATTAATGGTTTAGGAAATGTATATCCAGCTTTTTCAAATCTGCTTCCAGCTCCTGCCATTGGAATAAGAATATTCAAGTTTTTATCCTGCCAAGTAGTGTTAAATGTTTTTATATTTTTATGAGCGAATTCCATAATTTTATTTAGAGTTAAATCGTTTCTATTTTTTACTCTTAGAACATCAAAACCGCTTTTTTGAGCTGCCGTTAAACCTTTTGGTGAATCTTCTATAATTAGACATTCGCTTGGATCTGCTGATAATTGCGAAGCTGCTTTCCAATATATTTCTGGATGGGGTTTTGGATTTGTGACATCTTCGTTGGATAATATTAAATCAAAATACTTTAAAATATCTAATTTACACAAGATAGTATAAATTGTTTTTTTAATACTATTAGAGCAGCAAATGATTGAAAATTCGTTATCTTTTAAATATTGAAAAATCTTTTCTAGTTCATGATCTTCTTTTAACTGATCAATACTTTCAAGTGTAAATTGTTGTTTATTTTGCCAAATTTCATTAAAATATTTTTCTGGCAATCCTTTATTTTTTGATAATAGTTTAAGTTTGGCATGTGTGCTAAGACCGTCATAAATTAAAACATGCTCTTGTTCAGATATATAATATTCAGGTGAAATTTTACACAAAGCCTTATTCAAAGAATGGTAATGTATAATTTTAGTATCAATTAAAACACCGTCTAAATCAAAAATTATATTTTTTTTAATCATAAATTTTCCAGTCTTGATCATCAAATGTAAAAGGGGTTCCATCGTTATTTTTTTGACGAATTGGATAAAAATATTTATTACATTTGATATTTAAATTTTTTATCATCTGAAATACAGAAGTATCTATAGTATGTATTTCTTTAGCGTTTTCTATAACTCCAATCCAGTCTAATAGATTGTTTGTTATTTTTTGTAAATATATTTTTTTATAGTTTGTGTTTATCTTGATATCATATTCACCGACACTGCAAGATGTATTGCAAAAACAATAATCCTCATTAATATTTAATTTATTAATTAATTCTTTTTCGCGTTTATAGTCTCTTGGAAAAAATGAATATTTATATCGATTTAAATAATCTAGTTTTATTTGTTTATAAAACGATTTCTCCCATTCTTGTATGTTACAATTTTCAAAACCAATTCTAATATAAAAATAGCCTTCATGTTTAACATCAAAATCTGTATTAACAATCATGTATTTTAAATCTATATCGGAATATAGAGCCTTCACTGTTTCATGATTACATTCTTTTACAACTAATGTTATATCTTTTTTAATATTGAAATATATATATCTAACTAACCCATTGCAAACAAAATAATCTCCAAGACCAAGATGATGATGAATTAGTAGCATATATTTTATATTGTTGTAACTATTTTATTGGCAATTTTTTTTCCGAGGGTTCCTTGAGAGCCGGTTAATAAAATATTGTATTTCATTGATAATATTTTTTTAAAACTTCAGTGTGTTCATGAACAGTGTTTTCGTTTTCATCAAAGACTTCTCCCACAAATTCATAATTCACTCTTTTTGTAGGAAAAGGTTTTTTTTCAAAAATTTCATCATGAATCACGCAGTCGTTTTTTATAAATGGATAAATTTCATTATTAATAAATATTTGATCGTAATGATACTGTTCATTAATTTGAAAATTATTTAATTTATCCGCAATATTCTTTACGATTCCGCATTTAAGGCCAAACATTCCAGCAAGTATTGGAAAACTTCCATGCCACGGATGATCTTTCATAATGTGTGCGCTTTTACCAGAAAGTATCCATTCATCGACTGCGGCCTTTTCTCTATAAGAAAGGCGAGAGTCTGTGTCTCTAAAAATTATATATTCTATATTAGGATCGTCTAAAGAAAATAATCTTGATGTAGTAAATTTCCAATTATTACAATTTTCAAACATTAAAATCTCTACATTGTCTAAATTTTTAAGTTTTTCAATAATATCTTTTGGAACGCTTTTGTCACAGTGATATCTACATATCCAATCAGGATATATTTGTTTTGCTAAAATAGCATTTTTAATTGCACCAATGCAATATTTTGGATTATTACCCCATACACAGAAAGATATTATTTTTTTCATGTTAGTCTCATTAAGCGTTTTAAATTTTTGCATCTCATCTCATACACTTCATTTACTAAAAAGTGTAATTTATCTTTATTCCTAGAAACTGTTGAGTCTGATTCATAGTAACTTCCTATTATCTTTTTTAAAAAGAAAAACTTTGAACCGTTAATTGCCGCCCTTAACCACATGTCTCCATCACCAGCAGAAACATAAGAATTATCAAAATACCCAAATTTTTCATGAATCTTTTTTCTCCAGACGGGCATACAATGAGGAGAGTTGTTAAAAAATAAATTTTTAATAGAAAAAGGTTCTGCTGAAAAAATAGATTGAGATTCACAATTTTGAGTTTTTTCATTTTTATTTTTTGTGATTAACGTCAAACCGTAAACGAGATCGTAATCATTCAAAAGAATTAAAGTATTTGCTAGGCTTTTTATAGAATCTGCGGTTCTTCTATCGTCTGGATTCCAGTTAGTTATAATATCAGAAGAGCTTTCTTTCACTCCTATATTCCAACATTCGTAAAGCCCAGGATCTAAATCTAGATCTATTAATTTAAAGTTAATATATTTTTCTAAATATGGAAGCAATATGTTTTTTGATTTGTCTGGCGATTTTGGGTTTATAAAAATAAACTCTATATTTTCAAAATCTTCTTGTTCTAAAATATTATCTATCAAGCCTTGCATAAAAATTTCCGCTTCGTATATGATAGAAAAACAACTAATTTTGTAATTTTTTGTTGACATGTTTTATTAAATTAGTATAGTAATCTTATGATTAGGACTTTAGGATTTCAAGACAATTTTTACTTGGTAATATGCGCCGATATAGAATGCATGATTCTGGCAAACTCGTTCGAAGAAGCCGCCACAAACGGTTTAAAAAAAATCTTAAATAAACTTGGGTTAAAAACCAATCTTTCTTTCTTGATAAGTGTCGATTTAATAAATAATCATGAAATAGAAACTTCCATTTTTCAAACTTCGTCTATTTTAAATGACCTTGGCTATTTTAAATTGGCAAAAGATTTGGAATCTTTGAGGGATTTTTTCCTTGACAAAGGAGAAAATCCTCATTAAACTCTGAAGCGAAGCGAAAGAGTTTAATTAATCTTAAGAAGATCTTACACAAAATCTTAAATAATATCTTAATAAAAAATTAGGTTAACCTAAAGAGCGAAACCTAAAGAGCGAAACCTAAGAGAAATGAACAAAACTCATAAATTTATAATACGAAGAAGAAAAAAAATGATTTCAAAAGAATTACCTTTAATATTCGGTATTGCTGGCGTAGCAAGATGCGGCAAAGACACACTTGGAAAACATCTCATAAGTAAACTTAATAAATCTGGATTCCCAGCGATGAATATATCTTTCGCTATGGAACTGAAAAGAGACTTAGATCCATTCTTAAAAGAGAAACTCAATGTTTCAGCTTTTACAGAAATCAATTCCGAAAAAGATCTTATTCGACCAATTCTTGTTTGCTGGGGAACTGACGTTTGCAGAAAAATTGATCCTGATTATTGGATAAAGAAAGTTGAAAAGCAGATAAAATCTTCTATAAACAATAAAATCATAGTCGTTATCACAGATGTCCGTTATGAAAATGAGTCTAAATGGATAAAAGAGAACGGCGGATTTATTATTCATCTTAGTAGAATGGGTCAAAAACCTTCTAATTTTCAAGAAAGATTAAACGATCCGATTGTAAAACGAAATTCAGACTATACAATCAAGTGGAAAACGTTTACCGATGAAAAAGAAACTTGCAATTATCATCTAAGCAAGTTATTCTATCAGAAAGGATGGTCAACATATGGAGACTTTAAGTGATTTAGATTTAATCAACAACATTAAAAACAAGAATAAAATAAATGAATGTCTACAAGAACTTATAGACAGGCATTCGGGAATTTACTTGGACATAGTAAATTCTTTTCTCAAGAACTGCAACAACGATTCATTGAGGCATGAAATAATAAACGACAAAGAATACGCAATTTATAATTCCGTTCTTAAGTACGACGAGAATCGCGGCACTAAGTTTTCTACATTTCTAGGTAATGAAGCTAAATGGATATGTCTAAACGCTTCTAACAAGAATAAAAAATATGTAGAATTAAACGACAACACTTATGATTTTGAATGTATAAAAGACGAATACGAACAAACTTCTATAAATCTTCAAGATCAGATACTAAAAGATTTCAACGAACACATATCTAAACACCCAGACAAGCGAATACAAAAGATATTTTCAATGCGTTATTCTGGTAATAAAAAGCTTATTCCTTGGAGGAAAATAAGTAAAACAATGAATTTAAGCATTCAAGGATGCATAAATATACATAACGCAGCTTTAAATTCCATTTCTAAAAATATAAGATCCAAATATGAAATTATTAGTCAACGCTCCAATTAATGCATTATCTTTCGGTAATGTATCTGTAAACATTCTTAGAGAATTGCACAAAAAAAGCATAGATTTAGTTTTTTTTCCTATCGGAGACAAAGCTGAATTAGAAGCTTATGATAAGATTGATTCTGAATTCATTAAATATCTACAATCAGCTACTAATAGCAGATATGAAAAAATTGACAGAAATACGCCTTCTTTAAAGTTATGGCATGTTTTTGGAAGCGAGACTAGATATGTAAAGAATCAGTCTTTGTTCACTTTTCATGAAGTTTCTGAAGTTACAAATATAGAAAAGAACCTTTTAAGTTTGCAAGATTCAATATTTGTAAGCTCAAATTATACTAAAAATATTTTTGAATTAAACGGGGTTAAAAACGTAACTTATGTTCCATTGGGTTTTGATAATGATTTTCATATCACCAATAAAAATTATCTTCAAGATAAAATCCATTTTGGAGTTCTTGGTAAGTTTGAAAGCAGAAAAAATACCGCTCGCATCATTAAGTCTTGGCTTAAGCTTTTCGGCAACAAGCCAGAATATCAACTTAGCTGCGCGATCACCAATCCTTTCCTCGATAAAGCCAGATTCCAAAATGAACTATTAAAAGTTTTAGAAGGAAAACAGTACAATAATTTAAACTTTGTCCCATACATGCAAACGAACAGCGAAGTCAATGACTATCTAAACAGTATAGATATCGATCTTGGCGGATTGAGTGGAGCGGAAGGTTGGAATCTGCCATCATTCAACGCTACTGCGCTTGGTAAATGGAGTGTCGTTATTAATGCAACAGCCCACAAGGATTGGGCAACCAGCAGTAACAGCATACTTATAGAACCTTCTAGCCTCAAGGAATGCTATGATGGAGTATTTTTTAATAAAGGACAGCCTTTTAATCAAGGCCAGTTCTTTGATATCACTGATGAAGAAATGGAAAACGCTATTCTAAAGTCTGTTTCTTACGCTAAGAAACCAAATCCAGAAGGACTAAAACTTCAAAAACAATTCACTTATGAAAAAACAGTTGAGACAATACTGTGTGCCATAAGTAGCCAGATGTGACGCGTTATGTGTCATAAACGTTCTAAAGCGTCTTTAATGGCGCTTTAAACGCCGCAAAAAGTTGGCACGATTCTTGCTACAGTACAAACAACTATGTATAATAAATTAACATATAAATATCAAGTAACAGAAGACGGTTTAACATTCAACGTCGAACTCGCTGGAAAATCTAAAGAAGATGTAAAAATCTTTAAGGAAGATTATTCCATAGCAATCAACGTTAATGATAACAAGTATAGAATTAGCTATGAAGATTATCTTCTAAGATCAAAATATGATTTTGATAATCCGAAAGCTAAGATGAAAAACGGCCTATTAACCATTACAGTTCCACAAATTAAAAAAGTGGAAAAACAAATAGAAATAGAATAACAAACAAAGCGCGATGAAAGTCGCGCTTTAATTTTTTCTACATATCATATAATAGATATGGTTTATCAATTTAAGAATAAAAAGACTGGCAAAATCGTAGATATAGTTATGTCTATGAAAGATTATAAGCCATATCGCGGAGAAAGCGGTAATGACAATTTCTGGGAACGCATTTACGACGTACCTCAAGTAAATTTAGGAGACGCTAAAGTCGTTGATCCGTTCGATAATAAAGCATTTGTAAATAAAACAGGAAATATGTCAGGAAAATACGGCGATCTTCTTGACTACTCTTCAGAACTTTCTGATAGAAGAGCAGCTTTGGCTGGTGGCGAAGATCCATTGAAGCGCAAATATTTTAACGATTACAAAAAGAAAACAAATGGTAAAAAGCATTTAAAAGATATGCCTAAAAAGATAGAAACTAAAGGCGCAACAATTGAATTTTAAATTAACCTTGCCGCACCACTTATTCTCATTCCATCTGTTTCAAAAATCTTAAATGAAAAACTAGATTGAAAATTCATATTATCTCCTATTGATAAATCAAAAGACTGACTATCTATTCTAGCGTTTAAAATTTCTACCCTTAAACCAGTTGCGCCATTATAATTTTTTAAATTAAAAGTTAAATCATAAGCAGTATCGTTGTTGAAGATGCTGCTAAAATCACCTGTTACTGGTTCATCAAAAATTCCATTAAAACTTACTGTACCAATTAATGGATACATTATTCTTTTGTCGTATGGATAATTGCTACCAAAACCTAATAAATCTTTTCTTTCTATTGGAACGTTGATTTCTAAAGAAGATATTGTGGCTGGCACATCCCCAGAATATCTAATACCACCCATAAACGTTTGGGGCAATTGAAGAACTACATCTCCTGGCCTAATAGCATATGGTCTAGAATTTTGATTTGATAAATAATTTGATGGAGACATGTTCGCTCCAGTAAGCAAATATTTTCCTGTTGATTTTATTCCATTTGTTAAATTAATTGCCGGAACATCGCTTCCATTTGCTCCAGTTCCATTATAAGTTTGAAAAGTCACATTCAAACAAGAAAAAGAAACAGAAACAGTTGGAATAGATCCAACTTGAGCAGATAAAGAATAATTAGTTAAAAAAGTATTGCCAACCGCAAAAACATCATTTCCAACCATATCTGTTAAACTGTCGGCATCTTGAGAATTTGTATCCGATAGTAAAAAGAATAAATTTTTATCCTGACCAGAAACAGCCATGTTTTTCAAGAATGATTCGTTACCAGTAGCGTTTAATCCTAAAAGTAATTCATTAGAGTTGTCAGAAACAAAATATTTTAAATCAACAGCAATTTCTGGAATAGTTATATATTTTTCAAATGCAAAATCAGAACTACCAATTTGTTTTGGACGAGTGATTGGATTAGATACAGATATGCTACTTGATTGAATTCTTTTTAACAACTTTAAAGATGCAACGCCTGTTTGCCCAGTCCATGACGGCGAATCAGAAACTAAAACATCAGTTCCAGCATATATAACTCTGTTTCTAGTAATCGGCATATAAAATATTACACTTGTTACGAAGCGTATCCTTTTAAAAAATAATCATTATAATCAACCACTCTACCTTCTATATCTGAAAAGTCTTTCATCTGTCCGCATAAAAAGTCTTTGCTAGCATAACAATTATTTTCGTACAAGAATTCTTTAACATAAAACCATCCAATACTTTCGTAATTCAAAACCATAAAAGATGAATTTAAAAAAACTTTTTCCATACACTGTATCATTTTATCAATTCCTGATTTTGAGTAACAAATAGAATGAGTACAAAAAGCGGTATTAGCTTTGTATAAATTTTTACAATAGTTTGTTTTGGCTTCATAATCATAACCTTTAACAAAATAAGCGCCCAAATAAAACAAGTCCCAATTTTGCGGCAATTCATTTATACAACAAGTTAGTTTTAAATTTAAATCTTCAGGCTCAAAATTAAAAACAAAATCGTCTTCTAATATTAATATTTTATTATAACGCATAGCTTGAGCGTGTTTTAAAATACTATAATGAGAAAACCAACACCCTAAATGAGCATTTTGCTTCCTATTGAAAGAAAAACAATTATAAATGATTCCATGAAATTTTTCTACATTATTTAATAAATTATATTTTGTAAACTGAAGCAAGCAATTCTGCCATCTATCTTTTCTAGTTGGCAGATTTATACAGTATATTTTATCAAAAGAATTAAAGATATCGGCCACAAATATATTATATGTTCATTAATGTTTTTACATCTAATTTTAATTGATCAATTTGTTTTTGCTGTTCTTTAATAGCTTCAATTAAATATGGAACTAATCTTTGATATTCTAATGATCTTGCGTCTGTCAATTCATCATTCAATTTCCATGTTCCAACAATTTGAGGAATAATTTCTTCTACTTCTTGAGCAATCATTCCTATAACCGGAACATTTAAATCATATCCACTACGTATAGAATGAATAAATTCATTCCATTCATATGTAACACCTCTTAATGCTAAGACCTTTTCTAAAGCGTTTTGTAATGGAACTATGTTCTTTTTAAAACGAAGATCAGATGAAGTTGGAAAACAACTAGCATGGCATTGACCAGCAACATCTAACATGTAACCTGGAGTACTAGTTCCAATACCAACTTTTGTGCTATTTATGTACACCATCGGTGTTGATTGGGCATAAAATGAAATAGCCCGATTACTAAACATGTAAGACTCACTTGCAGTATTTTTAAAATATGTTTCTCCGTTAGCGTTAATATAAGCAATATCATTACTACCGTAATTTTTTGTTCCACCAGAGTAAATTTCAAGAGTATTTGTTGGAGTGTTAGTGCCAATTCCGACATTTCCTGAAGAGGAGTTAAAAATAGAAGAGTTAGTTAAGCTTGAAGAACTATCGTATTTAGAAATGTAATCAATGCTGCCAGAACTACCAAGTCCAGATCCACTTGTTCCACTTGATCCAGAAGTACCGTTTGATCCACTCGTACCACTTGATCCAGAAGTACCACTTGATCCAGAAGTACCACTTGATCCAGAAGTACCACTTGATCCAGAAGTACCACTTGATCCTGATCCAGAAGTACCACTTGATCCAGAAGTACCACTTGATCCAGAAGTACCACTTGATCCAGAAGTACCGTCTGATCCACTCGTACCACTTGATCCAGAAGTACCACTTGATCCAGAAGTACCACTTGATCCAGAAGTACCACTTGATCCAGAAGTACCACTTGATCCAGAAGTACCACTTGATCCAGAAGTGCCACTTGATCCAGAAGTGCCACTTGATCCAGAAGTACCACTTGATCCAGAAGTGCCACTTGATCCAGAAGTGCCACTTGATCCAGATGATCCACTCGTACCACTTGATCCAGAAGTACCACTTGATCCAGAAGTACCACTTGATCCAGAAGTACCACTTGATCCAGAAGTACCACTTGATCCAGAAGTGCCACTTGATCCAGAAGTGCCACTTGATCCAGAAGTACCACTTGATCCAGAAGTACCACTTGATCCAGATGATCCACTCGTACCGCTTGATCCAGAAGTGCCACTTGATCCAGAAGTACCACTTGATCCAGAAGTACCACTTGATCCAGATGATCCACTCGTACCACTTGATCCAGAAGTACCACTTGATCCAGAAGTACCACTTGATCCAGAAGTACCACTTGATCCAGAAGTACCACTTGATCCAGATGATCCACTCGTACCACTTGATCCAGAAGTACCACTTGATCCAGAAGTACCACTTGATCCAGAAGTGCCACTTGATCCAGAAGTGCCACTTGATCCAGAAGTACCACTTGATCCAGAAGTACCACTTGATCCAGATGATCCACTCGTACCGCTTGATCCAGAAGTACCACTTGATCCAGATGATCCACTCGTACCGCTTGATCCAGAAGTGCCACTTGATCCAGAAGTACCACTTGATCCAGATGATCCACTCGTACCGCTTGATCCAGAAGTACCGCTTGATCCAGAAGTACCACTTGATCCAGAAGTGCCACTTGATCCAGAAGTACCACTTGATCCAGATGATCCACTTGTTCCAGAAGAACCGCTTGTTCCAGAAGAACCGCTTGTTCCAGAAGAACCGCTTGTTCCAGAAGAACCACTTGTTCCAGACGGACCTTCTACGCCTTCTACTTTAGTAATTAAAATTCTACTAGCAGGAAAATCATTTCTTACATTTATATCTTGTGAAGAAGAATCGTTATGAAAAACATATATTTCAAAATAATCATTGTTCGCTAATGTTAATGTAGAACTAAAATTTATTACCGTATACTCATTATTAGTCGATACGCTATTATAAGAATATCTACCTTGAAGAGAAGCTGTGTTTCCATTTTTAACTATAAATACTGACCTTGTAGTATTAGAAGCTCCTCCGAGTTCCCAACTTATATAACCATCAACATTTACAATACAAGACGCTCCAGAACTATTTGTAAATTTATTTGATGAAGTAAAAGTTAAACCAGTAGATCCTTGGCTATTTGCAGTATCAGCAGTATTCCAATCTACTTTAGTATCTGTACTCGGAGGTATGGTTTGAGCGGTATTACTATATTTAGCTAAAGAGCTTGCCTGTGTTGCTGTTCCACTAGTTCCCGATGATCCACTTGTACCTGATGATCCGCTTGTTCCACTTGATCCGCTTGATCCGCTTGATCCGCTTGTTCCTGATGAACCAGAAGTTCCGCTTACAGGAGAAATTTCAATACCACGAAAAGTTAACACATTTGCAGTTGTAGCTGATAACGCGAATAATATCGGCTTAGATATCTCACCATAAGCTGTCGGCTCAACTGATTGCCACGTTCCAGAAGTAGTCGTATTTAAAAAGTAAACAGTTCCAGCAATCAAACCCGACAAACCAGTTATCAATCCATCTATCACCACTTTAAAAGTATTTGTAGTTACCGACTTAACAACACCCAATACTTCTGCATGTGCGGCGCTGTCTGCTTGCGCTTTAAAATAATTTGTTCCATCGAATCTAATAACATCACCGGCAATAAAACCATGAGCAGCAACAGTAAACTCTTCAATTAAAGAAGTGCCGCTCCCTGTATCTAATTGTTTTTTTACAATGTTATCTTCAACTACTAATTTATATAAATTTTCTGAAGTTGTTGTTGTTGGCAATTCAGTAAATACTAAATTATTACTACCGCTATAATATAATGTACCTGTTGTTAAACTATCTGAATCAGAGAATTTTGGTATATATCCACTAACACCTAGACCATCAATAACATATTTATTTGGAAAAACTCTATATACTTCTGTTTGTATTTGATTTTTTGTAAATCTTAAAATATCAGAAAAATCAGAGTAGCTTCCGTCTTGATAAGAAGCCCTAACTTTTACATCGTAATTTTTATCTGGTTTTACTGGAAATTGAATTGACGGTTCAAATTGAGAAAATACAAAATCAGAAGAGCCTGTTATTCTCGATGCTAATAAAATACCAGTTTCATTTACAACTTGTTCAATACTGGGTCTAACATGAGAAATTATTAATTGATCATTAACTTGAAAACCCACAGCATTATTATCTCTAAAACTTGTTACATCTAAAGTAAACCAACCGCCTTCATTTGTGTCAGTACCAACGTTTAATATTTGATAAACACTAATATCATTTTTCTTTGAAATTTTAATGAAACTTGAAAGACTTGACAACCAAGTTGCAACACTAAATCCATTGTCGTCTGTAGCGTCAAGATAAATTTGAGTAATATTATCAGAAGATAAAGAAATATCAGACGTTAAATTACCAACACCTGGATCAACAGCAGGATAAGATACCCCTAAATAAGTAAACTCTAAATCAGGAATTAAATTAGAAAACTTACGATAGCCTGAATAAGTTCCTGTATAAATACTTCCTGTATACAACCCGCCGCTTGGCAATATGAAAAATTCATCGTTTCCGGTATTATATCCATATACAAAATACAACTCTGAGGAATTAGAAATCCCAGACGCTATTCTTACTTCTGTTACATAGTTTAATTTTTTACCAGTATTGTACAAACCCAATGGCAAAGAAAAGTAATTATCTATAAACAATGTATGATCCGACCAACTAATTCCTGAAGCGCCATATGTTTTAAAAATAGGCTCAGTTCCAGAATAGTAAGTTGATTGATCTTTATTGCGAATTAAATTCTGCCCAGTACCATAATTTATCTTACTTATTGCTTCTACGTTAGTATTATTAGAAGCAAATACATAACTTGCATTATCCACTCCATTTTCATAAACATATGTTTCAAAAGATAATGAATTATCTGTTTTTATAGCGTCCCACTTAACAATCGCTTGTATGTCTAAATTTTTATCAAAAACATTCTGCGAACAATTTATATAACCAGTAATGTTATTAATTGATACTGGTACAGAATCTGTGTTATAATAAGAAGACTTGATTCCTGAAGATAAAAAATAAGCTCCAGTATATAAATAATCATTAGGAATCGCAACAATATTAAAAGGCAAAGTTATGTTTAAATCAGTATCAATATAAGAAGGTGGAGATATAGAAAAAGTTTGTTGATATCTATTCGATTCATAATTGAAAGCAGAAGTAAAAATACCACTATTTGCAAAATCATAAGTTCCAGACAAAGGAACTACACTTGGGTTTGGAACGGCGTAAATATCAACAGATTTTAAAAATTTGAAATCATCTACTAAAGGAGTTACTGAAATGGGGTTTAAATTTTTTATATCAAAACCCGTTATATTTACTTTAGGATAATTAGCTAAAAAATAATAAACATCAGAACTACCATTTAAATCATAAGTAGAAAAGTCAATGAAAAACGTTCTTAAATTATTAAGATTATCAAAACCAGTGTAACCGCCTATAAGATCAGAAAAAGATTTTGAATCTATTTGTATTTGAGTGTTATTAGTATTTTGTACTAGATTACCTACGTAATCTCTATTTTGAGTATACAAATCAACTTTAATACCAGAAAAAACATCCGATAAAACTATAGAATTAGTTATCGTTTTATTATTATACGGATCAACAATAGATAAAGAAAAATTTAAAGAGCTTTGAGCAATGTTTCCAGAAACAAACTTTGAATCGAAAGGTAAACCAAAACTTTCTGGAGACAACGAATAATTTAAAGAAGTAAAATCGCTTTTGTTACTTAATATCAAATTAGATATTAAAAAAGGCGCATCATCCGTTAAATTTTGACCAGTAATTACAGGCATATATTATATTACACTTCTATTATTTGGAAATTTTTGTTGTATAAATAAAATTTTATCGAAGATAAAGCTGATATTTGCCCACTAAATGAGTAGTTTCCAAGAAAAATAATTTTATTAGAATAAGATGAAGCTGGAGACAAGAACTTGATGGATTGATTTTTAAATGTGACTTTACAAATAATACCTCCAGAAGCATTTAAAATTTCAGTTATTTTAGAGTTTGATGCTAAATAAGCGTATATTGTTGTAAAATTAATAGTTAAAGTAGCAAAATTAGGATCAGCAGATATCGAAGAAGCATCATTTAAATAATAGTCTATTTTAGAGTGCCTAATAGTATTGTAAGTTAATTTTTGATTTAACGTATAATAATTTGCACATGACGTTAAATCTATCTCTTGTAAATTATCATAAGAAGAAAATACAATAGTATTATTTATACTGTTTGAATTTGGATTTTCAAAAGCATTTTGATCTAGAGCTTCATATTTTGAAGGATCATGTTTTATACAAAAAAATGAATATTCATTATTATCAACTTCTGAAATAGTTATAACTTTATATAAATTCTTACTATAATTCGTCGTTTGATCTATAATTACAAAAGGCACTGATGGTAAAATTCTTGTTATTAAATTGTAATTATAAGTTTCGTCAAAATAAATTTTATTAGTATTATTTTCTATTCTATCTATTTTTAACTCTACCACATCAGATGCATTTAAAGAGTCTACATCAGATAAAGAAACTGAAGATAAAGCATTTAAATCCTCTATTGATTTAGAAATGTTATCAAAAATAAACTTTATCGTGCATCCAGCTAAATTTAAATTTAATTTTCTATCAACTGTTATAAATTTTGATGTATAATCAACAGAAGTAACTCTTCCTTGTAAAAAAGAATCATTTTTATATTGATCTTGCACTTGAATTACATCACTTGGTTTTAAATTTAAACCTTGCAAATCTGTTGAAAAAGTTATTGTTTGGTTTTCAAATCTGTTTGTAGCCAACATCCATGTTCCTATTCTTCTAGCTTGACCTCTAGAAGAAATACCAAAACCTAAAATTTCTTTTATTATGATTCCATAATCACGCATCATTTTAGTATCTTCAATTATTTCAACTTGTTCATTAAAATTACTGAATTTATCTTTATACATTACTTTCGCCACAGTATATAAAGCTTCTAAACTTCCACTTGAATAAGTAAACAATCCATCTTTTACATTAGTGTTGTTAAAAATATAAGAAGTTTTTTTATCGACATCAATTGTTGCTGTTATAAAGTTATTTTTATAATAAGTTAAACCTCTAAAAATTGATGCCAAATCATTTAAAACTTTTAAACAATCTGTTTCATTATCTATTAAGACGTTTGCTGAAAATCTTGCTTCCAATGGATCTCTAAAATTTTTAACTTTAGGCAAGCATTTTCCATTTACAATAGATCCATCTGATAAATCATTGTTAAAACAAGATTTATTTATTATAGAATTTATATAATTAGAGTATTTTGGATTGTTAACGTTCGACGCAAACCAATTCAATATTTGACTTTTTGCTTCAGATTCTGAATTTTTTAAAGATCTTTGTATTCTTGAAGTTAAATCTCCAGTTGTAGACGCAAAATCACAATATTTAATAAAAGAAGCCAACAAATCACCAGTAGGTTCATTTTCAAAAGCTCTTCTTGGGCCAAAATCATTTATTAATTTTATTTTAAATGATGTTCCTAAATCTTCTATAGACCATATAATTTTTTTAAGCCCTACGGTTAATTTATTATTATTTGAATCAAGCAAATCATATAAAAATATAATAGAGTTACAAAATCCGCCATTGTAAGCTGGATTACTGACAACCGTACTAGATATCACTATTACTGGTGGGAATTTTTTTATAAAATCTGACAACGACATTTCATCTGTTTTTGCAATAAATATACAATTTTTATCATCGGCATCCTTTCTATAAAAAGAAAATTCAGGACATGTTGTAGGCTCATTAGACTTAATTAATTCATCGCAATATTTAGATATTTTATAAAGCTCCCACTTATTAAGATCTTTTTCAAAAATCTTACCATTGCCAATTCCGTATCTAGAATTAGTACATAAATCATAATATATCCATGCAGGATTATCAGTCCATCTTAAAAAACCATCGTAATTTCCATTCCAATTATCAACATATTCCCTAGCTTCTGGATCGTAGTTTTGTGGAACTTTTATCTTCAACATCTTCATATCAAATGTTCTATTAGGATCAGACTGAAAATGTCTTGAACTAACCGAAGATTTTACTAAAGCCGAAAAAGGATAATTAAAAGATCCTCTAGTTGTAACTTTCTCTATTATCGATGAAACAGAAAGCTCTTTAAATGTCTTAGGATCGTCTGGCTGTATTTTTCTACTTAACGCATAAACTTTTATATAATAAGAATTTTGTTTTTGATTGTTGAGATTTAATTCAAAAAACACTTCATTAACATAACCAGATTTAGACACTCCTACTACTGAACAAATTGTAAAATATCTATCAGCAGAATTATCTTCGCTAAATTCAATAACATAAACTAATGATGAAGGCTGAGTACTTCCTTTTTTATCAGTATTAAACAATTGATCTATTTTGACTTGAACAGAAATTAAATCAGCATATTTATTTTGTATTTTATGAGTAAACTCTTGACAATTATTTTTAGCTTCATCTAAACGTTTTTTTAACGAAGATAAATCGCCGACAACAGGTGTGGCTGTCGCGGTTGATTTTGAATTGTATTTTAAAACAGATACGCCATCTACATCTTGAAAAGAAAAAACATTAGACTTATCGGTAGATATTAACGGATTATCTATTGTATAATCAGATTCATTTAAATATATTTTTTGATTATACCTATATATCGTTGAAGGAAATTCATTAAAAGGACGACTTACCTCTTCTCCATAAGATATATTAAAGCCAAGATTTACAAAGTTTAATTTATTTAATTTGCTATCAATCAAAGGAACATCATTATAATAAACGCCTTTTCCCAAACATAAATCTGAATCAACGGAAGAATTATTTACAGATACGTATTTCAAAAGATTACCATCTTTATCAACTAAGCCTTCAATTGTTCCTTCGCAAATTAAATCTGTAGTTATCAGCCTCTCATCTGTTTCTAACTTATTGTCTTTTATTTCACTTAGAGTTACATTTGACGGAATGGTGTTGTTTATAAACATAATGTTTTGTTAATTCAATTTTTTAACTATTTGAACATTACCGCCTCCACCATAACCAGCAAAAGAACTTCCGCCAGCAACGGAATAAACCGTTCCTTCGGCAGCAGAAATTCCAATATCATTAGAAATAACTGCACTTCCTATTCTCAACCTTCCATAACCAATAGGTACAGCTATATTTCTATTCAAAACATTTCTTATTCCACCAATGATTGTTGAGTTTGTTTTTACGTCTTTAGGTTGTTTTGGGCTTAGTACGATTGACAAAACTATTGATAAAGCTATTAAAGTTAATCCAATTATTACCATAGTAGTTGGCTCGGATCCTTGTATAATAGGAAGTATTTTTACTGTAGATCCAGAATTTAAAATTTTACTATTTAATAAATGGTGAGGCATGATTTTATCATCTATATAAACAACAAAATGCGTCATTGTCTTTTCTAAATCTTTATAAAATTTTGTTATTCTATTTGTGTTAGCCTCTATAGCTTCAAAAACTTCTAAAACAGAATTTACATTTAAACTCCATGAATTTCCTAGAGTTTTTCCCAATACGCCTTCTAAAATTATGTTTATCATATGTTTTTGTAATAAAACTCATCATTATTTACACTGTATAAAAGCATAGGCAAATAAAAATATTTTTGATTTTCTAAGTCCCATTTAGAAAATCCTTTTTCTTTTACATGTTCTGGATGACTATGAAAAACGATACATTCATCAGAATAATCGCTTTCTTTTGGAGATATAAGAAAAAAACTTTTAGGATTTGGATGAACGTTTACCATTTTTTTAAAATAATAATCATTATTTTTTTTTAATAAAAAACCGCAGATTTCATCATCTGAAGATAAACTTTCTTTTCTTAGTTCTTCTAAAAGATTTTTATTAAGATCCTGGTAATTTATAATCATAACTTAAAGTTCCAGGAAACGAACCAAAAGGAATATTTTTAATATCATTAAATCTCAAAGAACAACCATTTAAATTTCTAGAACATTTATCCTCTTTCCATATATTAGTATAATCCATAGGATGTTTAGCTGATACTCCCTCATTGCTTAAACAAACAAAAAAACGAGAAGGCAAAATAGAATTTTTTTGAATTACTGTTTCATTAAAATCAAAATCAATTTCTTCATCTATTTTTACAAAATCTCCCTGTGAATAAACTGTATTGCTATTGTAATCGCCTTTATAACTTAAACTGGTTAAACCATAAGATTCAAAATTAGAATAAATATTATCTGGATATTTTAAAAATAGTTTATTATTTTCATCTGCAACTGTAACCCCTAAATTTCCTTCTTGAGTAAAAGCTGATTGACTAAAAATTGTTGACCCTTTAATAGTTTCAAGATTTTGGTAATAATTAGATATTTGTATATTATACTTAATAGATAGATATGAAAAAACAGATTTTATTGCAGCGTCGTTTAATACTTTATTAAAAATAATCACTTCATAAATGACAATATCACTAACTTCATCATTAATTTTATTAAAACCTAACTTTAAAGCGTTCAAATCTAAACTCCCAGTTCTTGAAAATAAAGTTGAACCATTTTTATATAATATCTTGTTTCCACCATCTTTATTTGAATAAGCGTATATTTTGGGAGATAAATCATAATAAGCCCAAATTTTTTTATCATTCTTAAAACTATTTGAAGGAAAAACAACATCCGAAAAACCTCCATGATAACCAAGTAAAAAATTTTTATTTGAATCTCCAGTACTTGAAGTTAATCCTCTAGCTATATACCCACCATTCGGCGCGTTTTTTCTAGCTGTATCGAATCTTTTATTAGTGGCCTCAGAAACATAAAAAATAGTCAAGTCATTACTAGCTCCAAAAAATTCAAAATCAATTAATAATGAATCTTCGGCTAATAAGAATGCTCCTTCTTGATTATTTAATCTTCCTGAATTTGTAAATTTTTTTAAATTACCCGTCAGAGTTATAGTTTTAGCAGTTCCGCTAGTATTTATAGTAGTCGAACTGTCTGCCCAAGCCGTTAATTTTTGAAATAAATATTTTTTCCCAGAAGATGCTGCTACCTCAGTAGTAGTAGAACCATACGTTTTTCCAGTAGTATTATTTAACCATAACGATAAATTTGTAGTAAGTAAATCATTAGAAGATGCGCTTATTACAGAAGCGAGAGTGGTAAAATTTGTTATTTTGACTGGTATTGTTGGGCCATCGTAATCAGATAATTTTCCATAATTACATCCATATCCTCTATATTGCCACTGGCAAATATCATTATAAACCTTTCTTGACGGAACCGTTTGACCATCCAAATCCAAAATATTAGCCAATTGAAATTCTACTTTATCTTTATTTTCAGAATTCTTTTTCTGAATAACAAACGTATCAACAGATATAAAAGATGAAAAAGAAGAAACTCCTAAAGTGTTTTTATTAGATCCACCAAAATTAACATCATCTAAATCTTTTGTTAGTATTTTTTTTCTATAAAAACGCTTACCTATAAGATCTTTTCTGTCTTTTATCAAATTACTGATATAATTATTTACATTTGCTATAGATAAAGTAGGTCTATTTTGCTTCGCTTCTGAAGAATATTCCAAATTAGATATCTCGCAAGGAATAAAAATATACTCTTTTTCTTTAAAAATAATGTTTGATTTTAAGTTTTTAGATCCATGAAACCTAAAATATCCATCAAAATCATTTAGCTTTATTTCAAAAAGATCTAAAACACTCGTATTATCCAATAAAAATAAATTTGACATTTTAATATAATAAAGAATTAAAAATAAATTTACACTATTAACTAAAATACATGTTCAAAAAAGGATGCGATAGATTCGCTGGAAATCTTAAAGATGAAGTTGAGTTAGTCATTTGTAAATCGCTTGAACTTTTTAATAAAACTTTTCTATTATCATAACCTAACGATTCTAAAATAAGATTTCTATCTTGAGTCATTGAAGAAACATCTCTTGAAGTTCCATATAAATAATCAAACAAAAACATTTTTACTCCACCAGAACCTGGATTATTTCCAATTGAAATGTTGCAATTTATATTATTAGAATAATTTATATCTGGTTTTATTAATATTTTTGCCGTATAAGATATTAAACCATTTACTTTAGTAATTACATTCAAAATATTATAAGCAGCATTTTGTTGATTTGAAGACGGCAATTCTAAATAACTATACATTTCGACAAAAAATAAAGAAAAAGTATTTAAAGGTATATCCGAAGCTCCTTGATTAATTATAAATGGAGTATTTGTTGCTGTTGGAGACGCTAAAGAATTAGGCGTATTGCATAAATTAAAAAATTTATTAGAAATAAATTTAGGCGGCGGATTAACATTGTTTACTCCAGAATCTGTTATAACACCAGTGGTATTTTGAAAAACGTCAAAGTCACTAGAAAAATAAGTATTTTTTATATTTACTGTATCTAAACCGTTTCTTTGTTGATATTCAGAGACGAACTGTGAAGATAACAATGGAGATAAAGAAAAAACGTTATAATTTCTTTGTGGCTGACCGCTTTTTGCAGCCTTATGACTATTATTATATATTGTTGCACCACTATCTGAAGCCGCTTGAAATTTATGAATTTGATTAGAATGTGAAAATAAAGCGCTTGTTGTGCTTTCGTTAGCTAAAGCATAAACTAAAAAAGCATAACTTGGATTTTTTGGCACATTAAAAGAAAAATTAGATATGCCAATACTTTTTGTTGAAGCTAATTCGTAAAATTTTTGACCATAAGCTTGTGTAACTCTTAAACAATTAGCATCTCCAGTTAACGACAAACCAGATAATATATTAGTATCTGATGCCCAAGTATTTGTTTGTGCGCCCGCTGAACCAGATATATCGCTTGTTTTAAATCTAAAATATAAACTTTTGCTATCAAATGAATTTTTTCTTATATTAAAGTATATATTTGGTAATGTACTTGACGCTATAGATGTTAATTTTCCAGAGTCTGCATTTGACCCAACACCATTAACGCTTACCCCTTGAGAAAAAGGAGTTACGGTTTGTCCATTTGCATTTATAGTCGTTGAATTTACTGGTGGTACTAGAGTAGCGGTCTGTGAACTAGATACAGAATCGTTGACTGGTTTGGAATCAGGATCAACTTTATATATATTTATAGCAGTAGTTATATTATCATCATATATAACAGCCTTATCTTCAGACAGGTAATTAATAGTTCCTATTTTATATTGTCCCATATTATGGATTTTTTAAGTTAATGTGGTTTATTGTTTTTATTTCTGATCCATTTATTGGTATTGAAAAACCTTTATTAGTTTCGTCGGTTAATAACAAACCTTGTCCACCACCAATACCCGCATAAAAAAGGCTATCTAAATCTTTATATACATAATACTGTATAGTTCTTGTGTTTAAACTATCAGATGTATCATTGTATTTTACATCATCAAATTTAAATATTGGACCACCATTTGTTGCTGCTGAAAAATCTCCATCACCCCTTACCTGAACCCCTTGACCGCCATAACCATATAAATTAACATTTTCAAATTCTAATTCTAATCTAAATATACCACCAACTCCTGTATTAAAAGCCATTTGTATATTACTTCTGGGTATAAAATTAATAGCTCCTTTAGAAACGTCGGAAGATTTATATATTGCATTACCAATTGAGTTATCACTTGGAGAAAATTTTACATTTATTCCAGAGTATTTTCTAAAATCTGCTGAATCTCCATTTAGCTTGTAAAGAGATTCAAATAAATCGAAATCACTTTCAGTATTAGATAAGTAATTTAAATATAATATAGTTGGAGTTATTATTAAATTTTCACCGGGGCTTGCATGATTTCCACTATATGTAGCATCATCTAATATAGGATAATCATAATCATAACCAGTAGCATAAGTATATTCTCCAGTACCGCCAGTCACATTAACTGCTTGAATTCTAGCGTAATAATTTTGATTAAAAGATAAGTTTGTTTTTGTAACTGAATGGTTTTCATTGTTAAAACCATCATAACCTCCATACAAAGGAAACACACCATCTGTATTTTCTTGTACATATTCATAGTTAATAATAGGCGAAGTGAAAGACGAATCAGTAGACAATTCTAACTTAAATCCTGTATAATAATCTAAATTATTAATACAAGACCAATAAAAAGCTAAACTTGGACTTGCATCTATTTTTGAATAGTTTTTTACAGCATAAAATTTGCCCAATTTTTTAGGAATAGGAAATCCTGTTATTCTATTTCCAGTAACATTAATAGTTAAATTACTATCTGAGTCGCCAATATTCGATTGCGAATCAATTGTTACAGTAGCGTATTCTTGTCCTTGTGATCTATCTGTAGATAAATTAAAAGTTCTAAATGGACTGTGTAATATATAAAAAGATCCCGATTCATTACAATTTATTATTTTTGTTATTTGTTTTTGATCTGGATCTAAATAATCTAAAGAATCAGATATAAATATAGTGTCATATAACAAACCACCTGCGGCTGTCGTAGGAGTTACAGAAGCATCAAAAGTAGTATTAGATATATTTATTTTATACTGAACTGGAAAATTACCACTATTTTGAATAACTACTCCAGTATAACCACCAAATCCAGTTGGTACTTGTCCTAAGCTTACACCTGTTAAATATGTACTCATGAAGTAAAAGTTATTAATGAATTGAAAACTGTTGATGCTGAGAATTTATTATTAAACTGAATAAATTTTGCATTTATACTATTGTTGTCATAAAATTGATAAGTATGATTCCATTCAGGACAGTAAACTTGAATCGTTTTATTATACGGTTGAGGCAAAGTATAATTAAAAATTTTAAATCCCGCTTTATCATCTAAAAATTTTAAAATCGCTAAAGCTTCTTTATTTGATCTTTTTGTTAATTTAACTTCAAATTCAAAAATATTAGGATACTCACCATCTTTTCTATACTCTTTTGTAGAGTTTTTAAAATCTACTGATTTAATTCTTATATTTTCTTGAATATCATATTCAATATCTTGTTTAAAATAAAAGTCTCTAGTAAAATAAGTGTTTACTCCTGTTGGGCTGTTTTGAGGTAATAAAGGACCAGTCGAACCTTGAGCCACACCTTTAGCCTGTCCAGTATAAAAATAATACCCTCTTTGAGAAAAATTTGTTGATGGATAATAAAACACATCATTATAAGCAAATTCGAATGTAGTATCGGTATATGTTTTTATACTCTTCTCGTCCAACAAAACATACATTCCTTTATAATTTAAACAACTTTCATAAAACGATTCCGCTTCTATATTAATTTTATTAATATCATTGTAAGGAGTAGAATGATTTATATTTAAAAAGTAAGTTTCGCAATCTTGTTTGTAAGGAGTGAATAAATTTAAATCAACTCCTTTAAAACCTTCATAATCACTCTTATTTTGTGATTGTGGGGTGTTTTCAAAATAAGTTATTAAAGTTTTTGCTTGTAAATCTGTTAAGCCATCATAAACAATATTAAATTTAGAGCTTAATGTATTTATCCCATTAGTTACATTTGTCTTGTATCCATCGCCAAATGTTAAAGGAGACAATTTTGCTGAAAAAGAAGCCGAACTTCCATAAGAAAGAAAAAATAAATCATTTATATCTCTTGTCCAATAACTATTTCCAGTATATGTTATTGGTGAATAATCAGACCCAGTTGGAACATTATTTTTTGCAAAATACAAACCTTCGTTTTTAAAATACTTTTCAAATAAATATTTTTCATATTGATCTATTTGAGAAGTATTTAAAGAGCCAGTGAAATGAATTATTTCATGATATCTTACGCCAACATTGTTAGGATTTAATCCTAAAGTTAATTCACCGGATTTCCAATAATCATTAAAAGACGAATATGTTCCTAATTCATATCCATTTTGTCTAATTTTTATAGTGTTAGCTGAAGAGTTTTGAATCAAAGTTACAATATTCTTGTCATCGTAAATGCTAGAAATAGCATCGAACTGTTGATTATCTAATATAAATTTCGCTGAAAATAATTCGTCCTTACCATTTACTTTTAATAATCCATAATTATCCCCCGTTCCAAATTTGCAAATTGTTTGTTCAGTGATATTCGATGGAGTCAAAACTTCAAAAGCTAATAATAAAACTCTAGAATCTGAATTAAAACCAGAACCGCTTAAAACTTGTGAGTCAGATAATGTAATATAAGATTCGTTAAAATCGACTCTTCCACGATTATTAACATCAGAAGTTGTAGTAAATAAATTTCCACTTCCAGACACATTATTCAACCAACCTGTAACTCTAAAACTAGTATCAGTTAAAAAATTATTTAAACTATCATTGTTGAACCAAGTAGTCAAACCAGTTATTCCAAAACCTGTATAATTAGGCATTACAGAAATACCTGTATTTAACTGATAATCGATTATATCAAATTTAGAATATAAAGACGAACTATTATACTCAGATATATTTTTTATATTTAAACCTGATATTAAATAACTCATATTATATTAAAGTCTTTACTTCAGTAACTTGTTGATAAATATTAGCAGAAGTCAACAAATAATTGCCTTCACTTATTTCATATTTTTGATTATTCATCACGCCGCTAACATAAAAAGTCTGCAAAGTAGTATTGTATAAATCTTTTAAAGTTAAAGTTGTTGTTACCATTTTTCCATCTATATCTATAGAATCGCCCAAACTATTAGAAGATAAACTTATTTCAGCTTTTTTATTTAATTTAGCTACTCTAAAAGGAACAACTTCATCAACTTTAAAAAATGCTGGCCTATCACAGCTAGAATTATAAGAAAAATTTACTATACTTTCAACACCATCTAAATCAGTATTCGTCATAGATGATCTATAAGCATTAGCAACATACTGCGGAACTTGCTTGCTTTGTCTTTCTGAAACCTTTTGTTCTTCTATATTTTGTATTGATAAGCGACCATACCAATCAAATTCAACTGATAATATAGTTGGTTGAAACGGTTCTACTGAAAAACTTAAAGATTTGGCGTATAAATTATCTATTTGAACGCCGCCAAATAAACCTGTTATTTGAGTAGAATTTGTTCCTGTAATATCTAAAAAATTTGGTAAAGCACCAGTCAGATAAAAATCAGCAGATAAAGACCCTACTAACGATCCCTGCGGAGCGTAGTCGAGTAAACTGCCATCACTTACCAATACAGGATCAACAGAAGCGTTAATTGATAAACTTATTTTATTAGCATAAAAATTCTGAGAATTTAATTTAAAATCAAGATTTTGATAGTTTATGAATTTAGCCATATCATGTCACTGTAAAAGAAACTGTTGACATAATTGTAAAATTCTTAGCTGTGGTTTGACCTGGACTAGAAGCATTAGCATCTTGACATACTCTATATTGCAATAATTGTCCAGAAGCAAAAGCTGTTGTATTTGTAAATTGAGTTCTACTTAAAGTTAATAGTTGATTTCTAGTTATAGATGCTATCTCTAAATATCCTATTGCACCACTTATTGTAGCGCTAGTAGAACATGGTAAAAATGTAGTTTGATCTATAACTCCTATAGGAGTATTAGCCGTTGGAGTTACCGCCGCTATTTCAAATCTAGCATCAGCATATGAGCTAATGTTATCTGAACTTATTATTTGAATTTTTTCTATTCTGCCAGCGTAAGGAGTTATTCCAAATGGGCATAAAACTGAATTATGACCACTAGGGCTTGAACTTGAAGATTCAGAAAATGGATCGAAATAAATATTGTTTCCTGTCAATCTAGTCTTAAAAACTTGAACAAATTTTCCTTTAGTATAATTTCCGCTTGTGGTTATTCCTCCTTTTATATCCAAATCTCCATCAACATTTAAATAAGCTTTTATAGCAGACGCACTTAAACTACCGCCTAATGAAAAAGCAAAAACACTATCAAATGCTGGACTAATACTGTTTAATAAACCAATTGACCATTTTGTTATTTGACTACTAGCTGTTCCAGTAGCAAATGATTGAAATGCAGTTTTAGCTGGACCACTTGCATAACTGTTTAAAATAGTGCTTTTACAAGTTTCAGTATTATAACATTCAAAAACGCTATTTTCGGCAGTGTCAGTAACTACATGTATTTTTGCAGTTGGTGTTGTAGTTCCTAATCCTAATTTTCTATTAGCTAAATCATAAACTAAATTGTTTGTAGACAAAGAATTTGTTGGACCTATTTGAAAATTTGAATTATATACTCCTATGTATCCAGTTCTTGCGGTATTTTCAAAAGATAAACTAGTAGTTGCCGTTGTATTATTTCCATATCTTCCTAATTGACCCGAACCTTTTATATCTAAAGGATAAGCTGGAGTAATATTATTAATTCCTATAAAAGGAACCGATGTATTATTATCCACGTATAAAACATTATTACCTAAAACAACATCATCATTATTTGTTTTATTTATATAAAAAATATCATTAGCAGAAGAAGTCTTTATTTCTGCTGTTGAAGGATCAAAAAGAAAACCAGAAACTCCGCTTTCGAATTTTATAGTTCCTCCAGAAACATAAAACTTATTAGATAAAGCTGTTGAACCATTAAAGATACCAACATTACCGCTTACATCTATATTAAAAACTCCAGTAGTCGAAGGCGTAGCCCCGCCATCTTGAGAAACTTCAATATAAAAATCTGTATCACTAGCTTTTTTAGTAAACTTCCATAAAACGCTAGTGTCTTTTAAAGAATAAGACGCTTGTCTTGAAGATGAACCAGCGGTTACTCTTACTTGAGCCACATTTGTAGAAAGAAAAGAATCGCCTACTTCTAATGCTACGTCTGGAGAGTTATTATCTACTCCCACTAATCCATTATCACTAACAAAAATACCACTTGGTTTAGTTTTTCCTACTATTTTTATACCATTTGTCGTTCTAGCGGTTAATCCAGTAAATGACTTTTGAAGCTCATTTAATGACAATTGATCCGTTTCTGTTGTCGTAGCGACAGCAAAAACAAAATTATCTGTTATTGTCGAACTTGTTATTGCTGATAAGTCTGTAAATTTTGTTCCCATATTAGTTATTTAAATATGTTCTATACGATAGTTTTACACTCAATAAGTCATCTGCTGTCGAATTAATTTGCTCGGCTATTATTATAGCATTAGAAGTGTTAAAATTAAAGATTGGTATAGAATCTTCTAATTTTCTATATACATCAAAAGATTCATTCGTATCGCTAGTTACCAATTCTAAATCATCAAAAGTAACTAAAAATTGATCAATCAATACAGTGCCTCTAACATCTATAATAAAACTATTTAAACTTTCAGAACTTAGAATATCAAATATATTTTTAGTTTGATAATCGTCCACTTCTAATGTAAAAGATCCGCCAACTTCTATTGGAAAAATATTTTGAACTTCAATAGGAAATTGAGCGTTTGAAGCGCTTAATCCATAAATAGCGTTTTTCTTACAAGTAAAATCAATACTAAAATCTTTTACTCTATTAGTACTAGAATTATTACATGTTACTGATATATTTTTAACTTGCGGCACAAATGCTGCTGAAGATATATTATTTCCAGATGGATCAATAGATGGACCCATGTTTCCAAATATTTGAAAAGAAGATTGTATTTGAGGCACTTCTCCAACACTACATGATATTCCAAAAGAAGATAAATAACCATTTGTAAAACCAAAATTTTTACCTTGATATGTTAAACCTCCATTTATAAATGAAGCTGTATAATTATCGCTATCTCCAGTTAAACCAAATACAGGATCATTATTAACAAGATATCTTGTTATAGAAACCGAAGCTGATGGAACTTGCGAAACCACTTGTTTGCAAAATCCTTTTCCTATAACATTAATAGGTACAGTTTCTACATTATAAGATCCATCAAAAGATATAACCCCAGATAAAGCAACACCATCCATGAATAGTGTGTTTTCATAATTTGTAATCGCGCCTTTCATGTTTTAATTATCTTTGATTTATTTTACCACCGTATCTTGTTTCGTCTGAAATTACGCCTTTAGCTATATCAGCAACACGCTTTGCCATTTGTTTAGAGAATGCAATGTCATTCTTTTCATAACTACTTGTATCAGAACCATAAGTAGCTTTACCAGATCTATCAATGTTGATAGAAATATTTGTAGCGTTATTGTTAGTGTTATTATTTGTATTTGTAGCGTTCGAATTGCTATTATTAGATACTGCGCCAGCATTCATGGCATTCATTTCGCCCAATCCATATTTTCTAACTGCCGCATTATTCATTACATATTCGCCGCCAGTTAATAAAGCTGGAATAGTATCTGATAATCTAGATCCATGAGGAACAAATCCACCTGAATTAAATCCTATCATTCCACCTCTTTGAGCAAATCCTGCGGTTTGAAATTTTGAAATTGGAACCGGAGGTTTGGTTGGTCCTGCTGCTTTTGCCATTCCACTCATTCCAGCAGCTAAAAACATAGATCCCGCTGCTCCAACTATGCTACTAATCAACTGAGCATTTTTTTGTTTTTTAGCGAAAGCTTCTTGAACACGTTTTTGCTCATTTGCTATTGCCTTTTCTCTCATTTTCTTGAAATAATCATTTTCAGAATATGCATAAGCAGTATAATCGTTTTCATTTATAGCTCCAACGTTAGAATTATTGTATAATAGATTTTTTGTATAATCCATTTCTTGATCTTTGTTCAAAGCCATTTCAGCTTCCATATTAACATTGCCACCAGAAGCGAAACGAGGAGCTTGTTGAAAATTAAATGCATCTAAAGATTTTTTACCACCTAATTCTTTTACTGCTTTTCTATTTAAAACATATTCACCATTTTCAAGCATTGCTGGATATCTATCTCCAGAACCCATTCCGCTTACATATTGACCGTTATTAGCTCTGATTACTCCTCCATGCTGATAACCAATTCCTCTTGCAGAAACGTTTCCTCCAGCTTGACCGAATAAAGATCCAATTCCTATATTACCTAATGTTTTAGCTATAGCCGCTCTCATAACTTCTTGCATAATCATTTGACCAAAGTTTATAGCCATGTCTTGGAAAGCGTCACCAATAGACTTTGTTCCTTTCGCTACTTCCATTAGTGCGCTAGACATATTATCAGCAAACTTCATAGGCAACTCTTCCGCCAAGTTATGAATTATATTATCGGCTTGATCGCTTAGTTTACCAAAACCAGCAGATAATCTTCCACCAAAAGTAACCATCGCTCTACTTTCTTCATTTTTTAAGGCAATTGATTTATCAAGTTGATCTCTTGTGATTGATAAAGATCTTTCTTTTACTCTTATTTCTTCTTTATAGCGTTTAATGGTTCCTTCTAGAACTATATTATTAGCTTTTTTAGCTTTTAATTCTTCTTTTGATAAGAAATTAATTTGCTCTTGTGTAGACATCATTAAGTTACCGTTTTCATCGGTTTTGTTAAAACCTGCGGTTTCCATATTTGCCGCAAAATTGCTAGTATTATAATTACTATTAATTGAAGCAGATGCAGTTCGGGATTCTTGTATGCGTTGAAGAGCTTGATATTGAGCGTATGTTCCAGGGCCATATTTTTTATCAATATTAGCTGAAGCAAAAGATCCCATTCTTTTAGCAGTAGCATTTATTTCTTCTATTTTTTGTGAACCGCCTAACGCTCCTCTTAATTGAGATTCAACCAACGTCATTATTGTTTTATTCAATTCCAAAGTCGCGGCAGTATTTTCTTGTTCTACGGCTATTTGCAATATTCTTTGTTGAATTTCTGATTTTATTGTTTGATCTTCTAATTCTCTTTGTTGTTTAAGAATACTATCCTGTATATCAATCTTTCTTTCTAAAATTTGTGAAGAACCTTTTCCATAATTTTGTCTTGAATCTTCAAGATTCGATTGTAGAGCAGCGATGGAAGCATTTATATTTGCTTTGCTTATTTCAAGAGTGTTACCAATTTGCGCTGAAACGTCTTTCATACTTTCCATGCGCATTAATATTTGCTTGTCAACCTTAGCTTTTTCAATAGCTATATCTTTATCTACAGCTATTCTTGCTTCGTTTAATTGTTTGTTTATTTCTAATTCTTTTTTAGCGTTGGTTTGTTTTTGTTCAAATAAAGTTTGAGCTTCAGCTTTTTCTGTTAAAATAGCGGATAACTTATCTTTTTCAGCTTGATTGGCGAATTTTAAAGTGGTTTCTTGAAGATTTATTAATTCTTGTTGATATGCAATAATTTTTGATTTTTTTTCTTCTGAAAGAGCAGGATTTTCTAAAATCTTCGCTAAATCCCCTAACGTCTTTTTTATTTCTTCAGAGCTTCCAAAATTAAAACCTTGTTTACCTAAAGCTTCTTCAGCAGAAGATCTTGTTTCTTTAACTTTAGCCAATTGAGCTTCTTTTAAACCGCTAATAATGCCACTTACATCTCCACTATAATTTCCGCTTTGAATTTGAGGCAAAACTTTATTTTTATAAAATTCAGCGTTTACTTGTGAATTTGAAAGAGTAGATTTAAAAGATCCACTAAGTTCTTGTGCGGTTTTTGTTGAAAAATTTGATTTTTCATTGTCTTGTTCTGCAACAGCTTTGTCATAATCTTGTTGAGATTTTTGCAATAACATTTGAGCTTTTTGACCAGCGGTTACGGCGGCAAAATCAAATTTTCTAATGTCTGGAAGGTTACTAGATACAAAAGAATTTATACTATCTTGAAAGTTTGTTGAAAAATCAAGAATAGAAGATTGTATTCTTCTAGTGCTTGAATCTTTCTCAAAAGACAAAGCTATGTCAAAAAGATTTTTATTTAAATCTCTTTCTATTTTTCTAAAAATTTCTCCAAAAGATTTAGTAGCTGCTTGTCTAAAATCATTTATATTTTTCTGCACATTAGAGCCTACATCAGATTTATTGATTAAAGACTCAGCTTTTTCAAAAGTTTTAGATAAAAATGATTCTATAGCCGCAGAAAATTCTGAAGCATAATTTTCACTTTCTTTTGTTACTCCTTGAGACAACAAAACGGCATCAAGAGCTTTTTTAATTTCTTTATTATTCTTTAAACGAGCCGATAAAGTTTGTTCATCGTATTGGTAACCCTCTAAAGAAGCTTTTTCTAACTCTTTTTGTATAGAAATTTCTGCTAAAAAAGAACTAAATGTTTGTTTTTTTTCTTTTGTATTTAATCCTATTGATAAATTTTTTGCTAAATCTTCAGCAGTTCCTTTTGATGTTATGGCTTTTTTAAATGCTTGTCGAGAGGTCGCTTCATTTGTATATTCTTGTAATTGTTTTGTCATTTCTGCAATATTTCCTCCTGTCGAGTTAAATATTTCTTGTAATTTAACATCAGCAATCTCATTAAATCCTGAAGATAATTTTTTAGTAGCATTTTCGATATCATTTGAAGATGCACCATTCACAATCATCTCTGATAAAGATTTTTGAGCTTCAATATAAGATGATGCAGCAGATATACTAGCTTGCGACTTTTGTGCTTGCTCATCATTTAATTGCGCAAGTTCTTCAGCAGTTAAAATTGTTGCATTCAGAGCTGAAGTTAAACCAACTAAACCTCCTATAGCTCCTCCAATAATTGCTCCAGGCAAACCAAATGAAGCTCCAATACCAGCGCCTGTAGATAAAGAACTTAAACCAGTGCTTAAAGCTGACTGACCCATTCTTTCTCCAGAAGTCATCTCTGTACGTTTTCTATTACCATACATAGCTTGCTCCGCAAATCCAGCCAACGTTGGTCCAGCAATAGCTATAGCTGTACTAGCTTTCGACAAATTTTCTGAAAATGTCGATTTTGGTGTATTTTTTTCAGGTGCATTTCTGCTTTGCTTAAAAGTTTGTTCTCTTAAACTTTTTACTGCATCTATTCCAACACTTGATACTGATGAATCAACCTTAGAAAACATTAATTTTATTTTATCAATTGTCGATTTATAAGTGCCTTTAATATCTCTTAGAGCTTCTTTAGCGTAATTTTCAATATAACTTTCTACTTCAACAGCATTGGAGCTTGATTGAGTATTTCGAGGTTGATTTTTTTTACCTTTATTTCCTTTAGCAAAATTTGGAATATATCCTTTATTCATCAATCCAGCAGACTTCTGCCCTCTCATTGAATCACTCAAAGCATTACTTAAACCACCATGATCAGATATTGCGGAACTGAATGTTGGCTGACTCTTGTTTCTAATGTGTGGGAAAGGTTTACTATCGAATACGGCTTTTTCTCCGCTCATGCTTTCTTCTAATCCCATTACTGCTTGTTTATACGCAAAGTTAGGAATAAACCCTGAAGCATGAGAATTAACTAATTCAATCAATGCCATATCTAATTTTGCGGCATTGTATTTGTGACCAGCTATTCCGTTTTCAAAATCAGACATTGCAATCTCCTTACCATTGATTAAAAGCTTAGAACTCTTAGCCATTTTTGCCCAAGATAATTGAGGAAAAATAGCTTTTGCAGGAATAGATTTGCCGCTCGCGTAATCTGCTAAAGCTTGTTCTTGTGGTAATAATACAGATTTAATAGTACTGCCGGAACCAATTTTTTGAGCAATGCTTCCATATAATTGAGAACCTAATCCTTGACCTCTAAACTTTTTACCAACTTCAACGCCTTCGATTTCATAATTATTTTTGCCAGTTTTTATGGCTGATATATTTCCTTTTCCTTTTATAGAAGAAGATATCATTGAAGCAAAATTAGGAATAAAACCATCAGATGTAGTATTTTTCTTGGCTTCGTATCTTCTTAATAAACCATCTGTAACTTTTGTGAGTTTTGCGCTTGTTGATGGATCAACATTCGAATACTTATCTTTAACAATTGATGCGGCGGCCATTTCAAATTCACTGAAATTTGCACCAGCATTTCTACCAGTAGGATCAGTAAATTTTGGTCTGTTTGAAACAGCAATCATCGAACGGACTTTTTTAACTAATTCTGGATTTTCTTTTTTAGCGTTCTCAAGTTTTTTATTCATGAATCCAGTAACAGATCCAGAAATATTTTTGAAATCTTGTTTCAACTCAATCAGATCGTATGAACCATCAGCTATTCTATATAATAAATCAAAATCATTCTCATTTGATATATCACTTACAGGTTTATCTTTAAACCCAACATCTGCGGGTCTTATTACTTTTTTTGAAGCTAAAGCTATATTCAATGCAGATCTTACAAAATCTTCATGTAAGTAAGAAAGCATAGCGGAATTTCCTTTTTTTGCATATTCGTGATCTAAACCTCTTCCATAAGTAGGAAAATCTCCCATCTTGAAAAGGTCTGTATCACCAGTAGTGTTTTTATATTTACTGGAATATTTTTTGAACCAAGGAATACTTGCGGTACTCATTGGTGTAGCAAAATTAGGAATAAAACCATTAGCAGAAGCTCCGATTTCGCTTCCAAATGGTTGATAAACAGGAAGAGTTCCAAAGTCTAAATCTTTTTGCGCCACATCTTCCGCTCTGCCATTAATATTTATTCTAACTGCTTTTTTAATCAACTGACTTAAATACGCCTCACCTGCTTTAACTTCAATACCTTGAATAGCATTCGGCCCCGTTGGTATTAAGTCTGCGGCTGACGTTGATTTGTCACTTATTGTATACGCTCCAGATATTCCTGGAAGTTTTGAAATTAATTTTTCATAAGCGTCTCCGACAAAATTTTGATAATCTCCATTTAAAGAGCTTTTAAAACCTTCCGAAGTTGTAATTAATTCACCCTTTTTAGAGCCACTTTTATATTTAAAAAGCTTATTGTTTTTAGCGGCTTCTTCATTTTGTGATAGTTCATATTTCTTTTGTAAGTCTTTTAACGTAAATCCAACTTTAGATGTAGTTGTCTTAAAAACTGCCTCTAAATCAGCATCTGTTAAACCAATACTTTGACCTGTTTTAATTAAATTTTGGTCCCCTTGAATCGAACCAAACCACATAGCAGACACGGCTGAATCAACATCTTTTTTTTGCAAATATTTTATAACATCTATTTTTCCAGAAATCCAATCATAGACAGCATTTGGTTTTTTAGTTTTATTGTCAAAACCAGAATCTAAATTTTTTCCTACTAAATCTAAATTTTTTTCAGCACCAAGATCCGATGAACTCATTTCTCTTATCTGTATAGCATGATTACTGTAAGCTCTTTGTTTTTTGTCAACACCGCCTCCATTTGGCCTCTGAAAACTATAATCTCTTTTATCTAATTTTGCAAAATTAGGTATAAATCCACCAGCCGTATACGGATCAACACCCGTTCTACTTATAGCATTTTGTCTATGTGTGCGGCCAGCTTTTGATCCAGCAGGAGGATTAATAAAAGGTTGAGCGAAACCGGGAACGTATTTAACATCTTCCGCAGTATTCATTACTCCACCAACAGGAGATTTCACCACTTTACCGGGAGCATAACCACCAGCTTGTGCGCCAACTGTTTCAGCCATTCTTGTTGCAGCAGGAATATAACCTCCTGCGCGAGTGACCTGCAAACCGCCAGATCCTTTTACTCGCACACCTTGACCGGCTAATTGAGTGGCTAATTGTTTTGCAAGAGTTGACTGTATTTGATATTCTGCTGTTTGCTGTCTTGCTAATTGAAGCAGCAACTGAGCTTGTGCAGCTTGATTGCCCATAGAGCCAGCAAGAGCTTGCGATACCGGCCCTTGTTGCTGCATGATTTGCAAAATAGATTGTTCAATGTTTTTTCTATTTTGAGTTTCTGTCGTGATACCAGCGATCTGAGGCAAAGCCTGAGCAAGATAAGTGAAAGAGTTTTGTATTAACTTGAAAAGCGTAAAGAAAGCGGCAATAGCGCCGGGACCAGCTATTACGTTTCTAATTCCTTTTAATAAACCATTAGCAAAAGTAGAACCAACTCCTTCTCCTTCAAGAATTTCGTTCATACTTTCGACAAGTGATTTCAATTGTTCTGTACCATATCTAGCCAATGGTTCAAATGTTACTTTACCAATATTATTTGCTAGTTGTTGTGTAGAAGTGGCGGTTTGCTTTAATAAAGCGTCGAGAGTTTGATTTAGTTTTGCAGTAGCGACTTCAGCTTCATTTGTTGCTGATGCGCCTCTTTGTAAAGCTCCAGCATACACGCCTTGAGATTTATTCAAATCACCTACAATAGCTTTAAGAATGTTAACCTGATAAACACCAGCGACTTGTTCAGATAACTGCGCTCTTTGAGCGTCAGCTAAACCTTTATAAGCACCTGCAAAATTTTGTAGAATAGAGACTGCTGGTAAAGTATTTCCCTGTACATCTCTTACAGCTATATTGAAAGCTTCTAATTGGTCAAGAGTTTCTGTACGTTGTAAACGAGTAAAAATTGTTTTTAATGCGTTACCAATAACTGCGCCGCCTCTTGCTGTACTTTGTTGAGCGGCTGTTACCAATGCATTTAATTGATCCAAGCTAACTCCCGCTTCTTGCGCCGCTTGACCTGTACGAGATAACGCTTCAGCCAAGTCTCCTGCGCCAACTGCGAAATCTTGTTCGACAGCTACAAGCTTGTTTAATATTTGAGTCGTTGTTACTCCAGTTGCAGCAAAACCGTTTATAGTAGAAGTTAAAGCATCAACAGAATTTGCAGTACTAATTCCAGCGACTCTTGCTAAAGTTAATGCGTCTTTTGTTCTTATCAAAACTTCTTCAGCTTTTAAACCTTGACGAGAGAATTCAAGAGCAGCTTTAGATGCATCATCAAATGAAGAAGCCGTTTGTTTACCAACACTAAATAAATCTGTACTAAATTTTTGTAATTGACTAGTAGTTAATCCGAATACACGATTAATATCAGCAAGATTCTTTTCAACATCGATAGTAACATTAGCTAATTCTTTAAAACTACGAATAACACCGCCAAGAACGGCAGTCGAAGCTCCGAACGCAATAACGCGAGCATTAGAAGCAGCAAGGGCCGCTTCAAAATCCTTAACGTCACCAGTCATTCTTCCAAGCGGCTGAGAGAAAGCTCGTTGATTAATACTTAAATTAATCGGATTGTTCTGAGCGAATCTTTGATTGTACGCTTGAACACCAGCTTGAATAGAAGCTGTTAATGCTGCTTGATTGGCGGCGACATTGATTTGAACGGCCATATGCTTTATTTACACGTTAAAATTACTATTAACCGAATATTTTCATCATATCGTCCATACTCAATGAGCCGCCTTTCTTTTTAGCTTCATCTGCTAAAGATAAAGTCTTTTGACCTTTGGCCTTTAATCCTATATATTCAAGGTCTTCTGATGTTGCACCAACTATTGAACTAGCTTGATTTTCTTTGTTGTTCTTTTTTTCAATTGTTTTCTTGGCGTTTTCATTGGCGTTCACATAATCAATGATTTTATCGGGATCGTCTTTAATATCTTGAGGCATTTTATCATTTTGCTGAAAAACGTTCTTAAAAAATCGAGCATAAATAAGTAATTTTACTTGATTATAAGTAAGCTCGCACACACATTTACCGAAGAATTCAGTAGGATTTTCAGCAAACGGCATATACAAATTAAAAAAATCTTGCAAAATTAAATGTTGAATCGTGTTGTCGTTTATGTTTTTATAGACCTCTGAGTATTGTTTTATAATACAAGTGAGAGTTTCCGAATCAATATTATCGAACTCATCTTCTTCAAAAGCTTCTTCACTTAACTTTTTATCTTTATATAAACATTTTAATATGTAATAATCATTAACTCTTTCTTCGGCATAACTTTCGGCGGTTCTTTGAAAGAACGATGATCTTGTATTTTTTAAATCGTTTAAACGTTTTTGCGCCGACTCGATGTCCGCATTTACTCTCATTATTTCTGATTTTAAATAAAGAGCTTTTTTCTGTTTATTGAAGTTTTCTATTAAATCTTGTTCTTGTGTTATTAAAGATTCTTGTTTCTTTGACCATTGTTTTTCGTCAACCAACCGCTCTAAAGTTTCGCTATTCGTAGGAACGCCGCGTTTTTTAGCTTGATCAAAATAGACATCATAAATTTGATCAATATCGACTTGATCTTCCAAAGACAAATGCTTTAAATAAAAAAGATTCTCTAAAACCTTAATCTCAGAGAATCCATTTTTTATATCCCTAAAAGCTTTTTTATATTTACTCTGTTGGGACTGTTCCATCTATTTCTCCAATGATTCTATCGAATTCTTCCTTTTCTGTATTGCTGGTAAAGAACCAATAACTAATAACACTAGCTAGTTTACTATAGCATTTTTCATAAATTTCATTCTTGTTTTCTTCATAATCAAACATGACAGATTCTTTAATATCAAATGTCTTACCAGGAAATAGCCATTCATATTCAGGACTCTTTTTACTATTATCCTTGAATTGAGTTAGACTTAGTACATACCAAAGAATAGCTCTATTTTGAGCTTTAATGTCGGCAGTATGATTAAACAAAGTCATATAACTCGTTTCTTTTTCAATAAGAGTCTTACGACGTTGAAGAATTTCAGAAGTTACTTTTTCAATCTTTAGCTTGTAATCTTCGTCACGTTCCGATTCTGGTTTTAGATTAAGAATAGTTAGTCTACTTTGTAGATCTCCAATTTCTCCAGCGGCAGAAACCATTATCTTCGCGTCATTGTCGCTGATCAAACCACCAGTATCACTATACTTATTTAGCAACATCGCCTTTGTTAAAATTCCATTTCGGATGCATCGGCTCATTTCAATACTGAATTCCATGTCAGCTTCTTGCATTTGTTTTCTATTTGGCTGAAGAATGTGAATTTCTATTGGAATTTGTTTCTTAACTTTTTCCTTGTAAGTACGAACGACCTGTTCGCCTTGTTCATTTGTAACCGTTTCAGTCTTGTCCTCTTCGACTTCTGCTGTTTTAAAAATATTGAAACTATACAGTGACTTTGACATAATTTATTTATATTAATATATATTCTATAGTTTTTCAACCAGTGTAAAGGTATATATGGCTACGAATCTTATATCTGCTTCAGAAAGAACCGCGCTTAATGCGGTTATTGATGATGTTCATGAGACTTTTGCTCGCGAAATCACTGTTTTTAAAGAAGCCTCACAGATTGTAATTATTACTGACCCTAACTTTAATCCATTATATAATACTGCTGGTCAAACCACTTCATATGTAAATACACCAGTTTATAAGACATTTAAAGTAAGAATATTTTATAACGACGACATTAGTAAAAAATACTGGAGCGAATCAGGACTAGCTTCTCAAATTAAATTAGAAGCCGTTGTTGGATCTGTGAGAATAAAGATGCGAGCAGACGATTATGATTATATCAAAGATGGTCGCCGTTTTGATGTTGATGGAAAACGATTTGTTTTGAATTCTTCATTTAGACCTCATGGATTATTTGATAATCAATATTATACTCTTTATCTCAAACCTGACGCATAAAATATGGACCCAGATTACATAAAAATAATGCAAGATTTGCAAGCCGACAAAGAGTATCAAAAAGAAGTTCATAGAATAGTTGAAAAAGAATTCAATAAAATAAAAAATCAATATTTACAAGAATTCCTTAATCATCCTATCACTCAAGAAATAAAAGGAGGTATAGACGCAACAAATACATCAGGAACTCTTGCCGGTATAACTAATTTATATTCTTTTATTGGGTTCGATGAAGGATCTGACCCCATAAAACCCATTGAAGATTTATTAGAAAAATCTAATTACAGAATTGTTTTTAATAACAAAGCTTTAGATAGTACAATTATTTTTGATATACCTACCGCTGTGCAAATATTTGAAATAACGCCTATGCCTTGGGCAGTTGGCAGAAGTTGGGCGAGAGGAATCGAAACTGGAATATCGGGTCTTGGATATTATTTAAAAAAAATAAAAAACAGTCGATCTGGATTCGGCATTCAATCATCAACCAATCAAGTTAGACCGGGAACTGTTTTTAAAAATACAAAATACATATCTGATTTAATAAACAAATTCTCTAAAGATTTAAAAAGTTTAAATAAAATTACAGCATGAAACCAACATTTACTCATAATGTTATTAATAGTTTTTTTCTTTGGTTCGATAATTTTTTAATGACCAAAGCTGACGCTTATAAAACTTATACAACAAAATTATATAATTATCAAGATCCTCGACTTGGAGGAGATAAAGTTGTTTATGGATCTCCATATAAACAATGGATATATGATAAAAATATAACTGGCGCAACAATACCATCTGGTTTCACAATTAATAATCAATTTGTATCTACTGGTACAAGCGGTATGAGAATTGATTTTGATAATGGCAGAATTATTTTTAATAGCGGAGTTTCAACGGGCCTGAACATAACCGGAACTTATTCAGTCAAAGAAGTAAACAGTTATATAACAGATCAGCCAGAAGATAATTTAATAATTGAAAACAAATTCGTAACAAATAGCAGATTCACAGTATCTGAAAATTATATTGCTCCATATAATCCTGTTACTCCTTGTATATTCGCTTCTATTGAAACATCTCATAATACCGCATTCGCTTTTGGCGGTGAAGATGAAACAAAATGCATTATTAAAGTCGTAGCGTTTTGTGAAAACTTATATCAGCTAGACGGAGTTCTTAGTGTATTTGGCGATTCATATAACGAAATATTCAGCATCATACCAATGACAGGTCATCCATTAGGAGAATTCAATGAAATGAAAACTGGCGCGTATCCTACGGGATATGATTATAAAAATTTAAACAACGCATATAATTCTCAAACACTTTTTATATCCCATGTTGAAACTTCAAAGATTCGCGATAGCGTTATTAAAGAATTAAATCCGATTCTTCATATTGGATTTTTAGATTTTGAAATCAAAACTTATCGATACCCTCGATTATAATTTCACAAAAACAACCAATCACTGTAAAAAATATTAACAATTTAACAACAATTAAACAAATAAAAAACATATGGCAAGAAATCGTGTAATATACCAAAGTCAAGCTTTATTTATCGCTCCAAGTTCTACTGGAGTACAAGTAAGCGGAGTAGATAGCGCAGGTACTGGATTCACTGCCTCTCCATTTACTCCAACTGATACAGGTTCACTAGCATCCGGTATTTCTCTTCTAAAGAAGATGGATCGCATTCAAAATTGTAATTTTAATTTTACAATTAATAGACAAGATATCAATGAATTCGGTAAACTCGCTCGTATCGATTCTATTGTTATGGAAGCCCCAACAGTTGGGCTTGATTTCAGTTATTATGTAACTAATGGCTATAATGAAAGATTAATGGGATTTAATATTACTGGAGTTACTGATACAAATATCGTTAATGGCGCACAAGCTATTTCTGGATTACTATCTGATCTACAAGGTAATAATTATTACATTTTAACTGTAGATGAAGGTGAAGACGTTGTTGGCGGAACATTGACCCCAAATTCTACTATAGTAGGAATTGGTAATGGATTCGTTAGCGAATATAGTTTTGAAGCTTCTGTTGGAGCTATTCCAACAGCAAGCGTAACTGTTGAAGCTTTTAACATCAAATCTGATTCAGCCGAAACTGTCACAACCGTAACATCCGCAGGTGCGCCAGCAGGATCAGTAGTCGGTGCAAATATAACCTCAATAACTGGAAATAGCGCAGCAATTAATCTTTTTGCTACTCCAGCTACTAAATTTACTTCTATTGGTTCTGCATATAAACTTGATTATTCAAGAGATTTCACTGGAGTAATTGGTGCTTCCGCTGGTGTTAATTTTACAGGATTCACCACTGGAGTAAGTTCCGTAAGCGCATTGCGTCCTGGTGATATAGTTCTTTCTCTTGGAAACAGCGTTGGTTTAACAAATCTAGCAGACGCTCATATTCAATCATTTAGTTTTACTCTTCCATTGAGCAGAACAATTCTACAAAGACTTGGAAATACATTTGGTTTCGCAAGAGTTGTTAATGTTCCTATTAATATGGATGTAAGTATTAGCGCAATTGTTTCTGAACTAAAAGATCAAAATCTTTTTGACGCTTTAACAAGTGGAACTCAAACTCTTTCAATCACATTAAAAAATAGCTCATCAGCAAATAAGATTGTTTATGAAATCAGAGGCGCACTATTATCTTCTGAAACATATTCTGAAAATCTTGGTGATAATCAAACTGTAGATTTAACATATTCAGTTCAAATCGGCGGTGCAAACGACACAACCGCTGGATTGTTTATGTCTGGAAGTTATCAAAACCAATTAGACTCTATTACATCAGGCTTCTTCAAACTTGGCACTGGCAAGATCTAAAATAAATAACAATAAAAAACCCCAGTCGAAAGACTGGGGTTCTTTTTTTACTTATGGATGACCATATCCATATGGATAATAAAAAAATCCAGATCCTGTAAATATCGGCGAACCATCTTCACCAGCCACTTGCACAGGCGCAGCTTGATAAATATTGTAACTAGATACTAATCTTTCCATTTCTTCTCTAGCGTCATTAGCTAATCCACGATATGTTTTTGCAAGTTCGTTTTTATTTGTACGCGTAATCATTGTGTCGCCTTCACGCAAAGTCACGAAATCTACAGAGCTATCTACTCCGCGCAAAACTTGGCGAGTCTTTTTTGTATAAAACTCATACAAGTACATTTGCTTATATATTGATCTTTCTTCTTGTTGGAAAAACCCTGTTGGTTCAAAATTAGAATTTTGTACTGAATATTGGCTGTATATTTTTGTATTTAACAAACCAACATTATTAGCAAGCCATCCTGAAATATAATAAAATTGAGCATAGCCGCTATCATACTCAAATTCATTCGCGAATATTTCATCAGCTAAATCATGTACACTATAAGCTACCATATATATATCTTACACTTTTTTATTTAACTTACGAACTAATTCGTTGTATATCATTTTAGAATAATAACTGCTATTCTTACTTTGAACTTCGATATCAAACTTTTTGGGCGGCTCAAATACTTTATTAGTATCTTCGTATGTTGATTCGTTAATGGTATTCATAAATATTAAAAAATCAGGATCAAATTGATTTCTGGTTTTTTGAAATGGACATACAAAGTCGCAAATGACTATTTCGTTATATTGACCGTACATGTCGGCCAAATCTTTCATTCTTTTACCTTGGCGTTCACGACCAGCTTCACTGAAGTCCCAATCGTTGAATTGTTCACGAACTTTATCTGCATTTAACCAATGACATTTATAATGATGGCTTAAAAGATAAGATAAATCTGCCGCTAATGTGGTTTTACCAGATCCCGGCAAACCCATAATTAATACCTTTAAAAACGAACCAATTGGCATATTATATGGTATGGTAGAAAAGATATTTTTTCAATGTTCTTTGCCGAGAGCAGGTTCGACATTGTTACAGAATGTACTGGCGCAAAATCCTGATTTTTATGCCACACCAACTAGTGGATTAATTGAAATCTTCCTTAATGCTAGAAATATTTATTCTACAAATATTGAATTTAAGGCTCAAGACATCAATGTAGTTGAACCGGCATTCAAAGCTCTTTGTAAAGAAGGCATGTTTGCATATTTTAACGCCATCACTGATAAGAAATATGTTATTGACAAGAGCAGAGGCTGGAGCGTTACATACGATTTTCTAAACTGGTATTATCCAGAACCAAAGGTTATTGTTATGGTTCGCGATCTGCGAGCAGTTGTGGCGAGCATGGAAAAGAAGTGGCGACAATATCAGCACATTGATGCTGGCCTTCAGAACTGGAACGAACTTCGTAACACTACGGTTGATAAGAGAATAGATTACTTTTTAATGCAAGCGCCGCCACTTGCTGTAAGTATTGATGTATTGTATGATACTATTATGCGTAAATTAAGTAAAAAATGTTTATTTATTAAATTTGAAAACTTCGCCAGTAATCCTCAAAGAGAAATGGAACGAGTATACGAGTATCTTGAATTACCATTTTATCAACACGACTTTAACAACGTAGAACAAAAGACTTTTGAAGATGACCGTATGCACATTCCTTTTGGTGACCATACTATTCAAAAAGTAATCAAACCAGTGCCTAACGACTATATAGATATTCTTGGAAAACAGAACTGCGATAATATATACAACAAGTTTTCTTGGTTCTATAAAGCTTTTAGTTACGATTATTAATTTCTATACATAAAAAAATAGTGTAAAATTAAATACAAATATGAGCGACCCAACATTCCCAATTATCAATCTACCAAGTGCTGTAGAAATTCAACAAGCTGCTAATACCAGTCAAATCGAAATCCTTCAAACCACAGACGACCCAATCGGTAAGACTGTAAAGAGTTTGGTAAAGATATCAACCACTCCTTACGCTCATAACTGGTATACAGTATGGTCTGGAGATACATATGATCAAGCTGGTCAATGGACGGACACCCAATTGTCTGCCGCCATCGTTACTCTAGTAATGGCAGAATATCCTCCCGCTTTGACACGATAATAACTGTAGAAAACAATACCAAAAAAACATAAAATACCTCAAGGACATATTGTTCTTGAGGTTTTTTTATGGTTAAAAAAAAGAAAGTATTAATCGCAACTCCATCTTACGACGGCAAACTGGATGTTTATTATATCGACTCACTTCTAAACACTTTATCATTAGCTGAAAAGAATAATGTAGAAGTATATCCATTGTTTATTTGTTACGACTCTCTTATTCAACGTGCGCGAAATGATTTGTTTAAACTTGCTTATAGTAACGATATTGATAATTTGTTTTTTATTGATGGTGATGTAGGTTGGAATCCTCAAGATTTTTACAAGCTGGTGAAAAGCGACAAAGATATTATCGGCGGATCTTATAGAAAGAAGACCGACAACGAAGAACTTTACGTTGTGAAAGCTCTTGATAAAGATAATTCTAAATTAAATTTAAGCGTTGATAAAGACGGCATTCTTGAAGTGGCGGGTTTAGGTTGCGGATTCATGAAAATTTCTCGCAAAGCTATGAACGATTTATGGGAGATTTCCAAACCGTATACCTCAGAAAAAGGTGACACACGAATGGTGTTTGAAGTTGTTTGTGAAGACGGCGATCTTATCAGCGAAGATATTTATATGTGTAAGAAGTGGCGCAATCTTGGTAATAGCATTTATCTCGATACTAACATCACATGTTCGCACACAGGCGCGAAGACGTTCGTAGGAGACGTTGGTAAATGGATCAACTCTTTTAAAAATCAAAACACCTTCAATCCACAACCAGCAACCGATCTGTCTAAGTATTTTGTAAAGAATAATGATGAAGATGATTTTAAAGTTCTTGTATGACGGATATTTACGCAGACGTTATTTTATTTGATAGCATAGGCTCTCCATACGATGGAAACACCATGCACAAATGTGGAATGGGCGGCAGCGAGTTTCAAGCCATTTTACTTCTTGAAGAGTTAGCTAAAGAAGGATATAAAGTTATATGCCTAAACAATTCTAATAAAGAATCTTTTGTAAATGGAGTATTGTATGCGCCAAACAAGTTGGTTGATAGTTATAAATTCAAGTGCAAGAATTTAATAATCCATAGGTATAGCGAAATTCCTAAAATCGCTCACAAAAAAGCATTCATGTGGGCAACCGATTTGAATGGCGTTCATAATCTAAAATTCTATAAGCTATTTGAAGAAAAGAAACTAACTTTAATTACACTCAGTAATTTTCATAACGATTTGTTTCCAAAGTCTTGGGACAAGCATGTAATTTATTTTATGATACCTGATTGGGTATATGAGTATTCTATACCAGAGAACAAGAAAGATTATATATACGCCAGTAGTTTAATGAAAGGATATTCATCCACATTACCATTATGGAAATATTTAAAAAATGAAAAACTACTTAGTAAAACTGATGTATTGAATGTGTGTTTGCCGGGATACGACAATCCGACCCAAGACATAAGCGAAAAAGATTATGGAATCAATTATCTTGGAACTTTGAAGTTCAAAGAAGTTATAGAACTGATGGCGAAATGTCGCGGCATGTTTTATGTCAATACTATGCCTGAGACTTTTGGCATAAGCGTTGTACTAGCCGACATATTAAAGACGACCCCATTTGTTTATGGTATAAACGGTCTAGGAAGTTTATCTGAATTAATAAATAATAAAAATCTCACCACCGACATGCAAGAATACATTAATATGTTTAAAACTTATTCAAGCTTAAATGAAACGCCGCGAAACTTCCGCCCAAAGATGGTTATTAAATGGTGGAAGAAAGTATTGATTTAAGGTCTAATAAATAATAGACTTTCGGCAATCAATTCGTTCTTATCGTTCATAACTGTTTCGACTGGCATAATATAATCAAATTTTAGATCAAACATTTTGTTTAATATTTGATCTTTATTGCAGCCGCCTTCATTATAATTATTAAAAGACACTTCGGCGATAACAACTTTAGCGTTTTTAAAAGTATTTATACCGCCTTCTATAATATCTAATTCACTACCTTGAGTGTCTATTTTTATAAGATCGTAAATATCTTTTACACAATCATCTAATCTATAAATCGGTAACTCTTCAACGATCAAATTTTCGTCATTGTATGTTTGTGAGTTTTCTTTGTATATAGAATTGCCAGAACAAATTGGACTCCATTTTGTTTTATAGAATTTAGTTGTGCCGTTGATTTTACCAAGCAATTTTATTTGATAATCGTAAAGTTGTTTCTGGTATAACTTTTCGCACTCAGCGTTTCCTTCGAATAATAATATGTTTGCGACAGGCCAGATTTGGCGCATAATGTCTGCCGTTTGGCAGACACTTGCACCGATATCTAATATATTTTTAGGATAAAATCCTTTGTCTCTTAGCAAAAAACAAATTTGAGAATAATAGTCATAAGAATAACCCATGACTATTATATATAAAAAACTTAAGCATTAAAGCTTGGCATTGGAGGAAATAGTGGTAAAGAAATGTTAGGAGCAGAAGTTGGAATCGTGGGCCAAACAGCTTGAGTGATATCAGCTATGTCAAGCATACTTCTTAATTGTTGTCTAAAAATTTTAAAATCATTTTTAACAGCATCAGAAATTGGCGCATCGCTTAATTGCGTGAAATCAGTTAAAGACAAATATTTATCTCTTGTGAATCTGATTTGCTGTTTGAAGTTTTCTCTGCGAATATCTGACTCGCTTGGCGATATACTTTCTACAGCATAAGACACTCGACAAGTTTTTGTATTAGAGTTTATTACATAGTTTTCTATGATCTTTTGATCAATATTACAAATTGGCTTATCGTCAAAAATAGCGAGCCAAAAACCTAAATCAGGATTTTCTTGCCAAGATAAATCTGGCAACAATTCTGGCGCATTGGTTTCTAAATTATTAAAGCCACTTGTTGGACCAAATGTTTGCGGCAAATAGTCAGGGCCGTTAATTATTGTAAATGTATTATCTAATGTTTTTTTAATTAAAAAATATTTATTCATAAAATTCCATATTTAGCTTTATATGCAGAAGCTACTGTATTGTGTTGCTCGTCAGTTAATGCCGTCCCATTCCACCAAAGTACGTGTCCTAATTGTATACTTGCGGCTGGTTGTGCAAAACCATAAATTTGGCTAGTTATCAATAATTTACCTGAGTTAACTGACGTTTTACGACTGTAAAGCGCGCTTACATTTTCTACAGTATCATTTGGTTTCCATATTTTAAATATTGTAGATCCATAAGTTGGCGCACCCGCATAATTATTCGTCAAACTAACCATATACCATTTATTTAGAGATACGCTATATGTACCCTCGCTTACTGAACTTCCCGAATTATCAGATCTATTAAAACTTAAATAATAATAACCACCAAACGGATAATGCAACGATAAACTCCATCTATCATATTCCACATTAGTCTGGTTATCAGGATATGACATTCCTATTATTGCATTATTAGCATTGCCTATGTTAAAATAAAATGATTTCACAAGAAAAGCTATATTTAAAGACCAAGTATCGCTATTTGTTAATCCATCAGGGCCAACTATATTTGAATATACACTAAAGTCGCCAGAATTAGTCAAATTTAAAACTCCACTGTTTCGATTTGGTAACCAATTATCAGATATAACATAAGGAATAGGGCTACTTCCGTAAACGCTAGTAGAACCACTAGCGGTTCCATTATTTGAATTACCACTTAAATCTCTTATAAGATTTCCATTTGCTCCATAACCTAAAGTAAAATCATATCTTATTGTAGGCGTAGGAGTTATATATGGTAAAGCGAACGGAGAAGATCCTCTTGTTATTGATGATATCATATTGTTATAAATTTGTACTGTCTATATTTTGGCCTACTACCGATCCTATCCAAGCAGGACCAGTTGCTCCTCCTTTGTAAGATGTCAAAGCGTAAACATCTGCTTTTCCATTTGCACCTGTTAATGTTGGCGTTGTTGAGTTGGACCAAACAACATTTGACCATGTAATTGTGGCAGATCCAGCAAATTTTAAAACAACTAATACAGTATTAACTAATGGCGATGCACTTCTATTATTATATGTAAAGCTAGATATTACTGTACCGCTTGATAATGTTAGAATATGAACGCTTGCAGCAGCAACATCAATAGTGCATCCAGTTGTGCCACTTAATGATTGATTTGAACTTGTTTCAGCGGTTGTAATTCCTAAATTAGCTCTCGCAGCAGCAGCAGTTGTTGCTCCAGTTCCGCCATTAGCAATTGCTACGGTTCCTGTAACATTAGCAGCATTGCCAGTGCAAGAAGCTACTGTTTGTGATGCAATGTTGCCAGTATGAATCATCTCCACCCAACTTAATAAATCTGGCCAAGCGCTTCTCCAAAAAAATCTATTAGCCGACCCTCCTGCGTATAGCATTTGAAAACCATACGCTTGTGAATTATTTTGATGGTTATAATGAAAACCCTGAAACCCGACATAGTGAGTTGAACCACCCGGTGCGTTTGCTGGACTAGACCAACTATCAATAAAACCAGAACCCCAATTAGAAAACATGTGGTTACAATCAACAGTACCATAACCCATTGTACCATTACGATATAGTGCTGAACCGTTATATCTATTAACATAAGGTGAATTGACATGCATCGGATTCATGTCGTTGTAAGACATGGTTAAAGTACTGAACTTGTTTAAGTTAGAAGTCCCTGCGGGATCTAAATAATAACCAGTATCATTAGCATCTCTGAATTGAGTACCATCAACATTTCCAGTGAATGCAGAATATCCAACGTAGTTAGAACTATCTAATAATCTAATCCAACTTCCAAAACTGCTATTATAATTTCTTGTCCATAATCCTGTATTCCACATGTTATTAGCAATTTGGAATCCATAAGCTTGATCGCCGGGATTAGATCCAACTGAAAGACCTGTTGTGTATGTACTTGCTGATGGCGCAGATGTTCCGCCATCATTACCACCCCAGTTATAGAATGCCCACATACCTGTTCCAGCATGTGGATATCCAGATTGACCACTTGTTCTAGTTGCTGTTGCAGCATTACCAGTACAAGAAGCAGAACTTCCACCAGCATTACCTGTAATACTTCCGGTAATTGTATTGGTTACAGTTAGACCAAGTAAATTACTTGTGCTTGCTGGATCTGTATAATATGCTGTATTATTACTATCATAGAATATAGGCGCTCTCCAAGAACTTGATGCAATTCCATATCCACCTTCAGAATCCAAGAATATTCTTGAAACTCCACCACCAGCAACATAGAATCCCCATCCTGTAGCACCAAGACCTGGATTTGCAGTACCATTACCTACAGTATATCCACAACCATACATATTTCCAAGATTTGTTGCTGCTGGTTGATATCCACCGCCAATTGTATAAATTGCTGATGAACTATTACCATCTACCCCTGTTGGATAGTTACCTTCAAGGTATCCTGCCGCAGAAGCTGTTCTTCTTAATACTCCAGCAAGGTTAATTTGATTCATCACACTTGTACCTGCGGGATCTACATAATATGCAGTATTATTACTATCATAAAATAATTGCGCTCTCATGGACGATCCATCAGCCAATGAATAATCTCCACCGACAACTCTTAATCTCCAATTGCCATCTTGATTTAATAAACCAACATCATTACTATCAGTTGCATAAAAATATCCACGAACAGTTCCTGCATGACCGCCAGTTCTTAATCTTATGCCTTGTGCGCTTGCAGAGCTTGCAACATTCCAATAATTAACACTATCAGAATAAAAATGCTGACCAGTTGCTTCATTATATAAACCATTACCACTCGTAGTACTTCTAAACCAATTTGCAGTATAATATTGTGCTGCTGTTATATTACCGGCTGCGGTAATAGCGTTCAAGTTGCTTGTGCTTGCAGGATCTAAATAATATCCAGTATTGTCAGTATCATAGAAAATTGGCGCTCTTACTGAAGCGGCAGATGCAAAAATACCAGATTTAGTTTGAGTGCCTGATCCTATATCTACAACTAAATTATTATCATTATAAAGACTCGCAGCACTTCTGACTGGATATCTAGCGAGTATTTCTGCTGAAACGTTGTTTGCATTAGCTCTTGTAGTAAATACACTTGAATCGGAAGCAGTAAATGTAGTTAATGTTGAATGATTTGTTGCTGAAACACCATCATACACTGTTACTGTGGCATTAGAACCAATTGGAGTTCTGATTCTATATTGTGCGCCACCAACGCCGCCACCTCTCAGCCATATAATAACTCCACCATTTACTGGATAACCTAATCCAGCAACCATTGTGCTATAACTTTCATTGAACTCAATTATTCTTATCGCTTTGTCATTTCCTCCCCAAGCGGTATCACCAGACCATTCCCAATCTAAAGTTAACCCGCCTTTATGACTTGCGGTGTACCATGTATCAGGTCCAGTCCAGTTGTAACCTCTAGTAACACTATACCTGCCAAAACTATACAGATAGTTTCCTTCTATTAATACGACATAATAAGTATTAACATCACCATAAACATTTATATCTTTATAATCATTTGAAAGATTATAATAAGCGTTAACGTATAAACCATTCAATACAGAATTACTGGCGGGATCGCAATAATAACCAGTATCATTACTATCATAAAAAATAGGCGATCTTAAGCTAGAATTAGCTTGTAATGTGTAAGTTACTGTTGCTCCACCATAATATAAAAATGAAGCGGGTGTAGATTTGTCTCCATAGAATATAAACTCACCACCATATCCTACTCCATAAACAGTTGGATTAGCATCAGTAATTTCCATATAACAATCAAGCCCAGCATCTTCAATACCAATTTTTGTAGCTTGAATTGCTCCAGCAAAATATGCTGAATAACCTGTACTTGCTGGATCTACATAATAAGCAGTATTATTACTATCATAGAATATAGGTGATCTCACGCTACCACTAGAAAATATATTTCCAGAAGTATCTACTCCACCAACTGTGGCTCCCGCCGCTTCTGAAAAGAAATGAAAATCTGCTGTTCCTACTAATTGCGATGACATTCTTTTTCCAACGTACCAACCACTTCCACTGCCACCAATATATCTAACCATAGCTTCATAGCCATTTCCAGGATTAATTATTAAATAAGTATTTTTAGCTCCAACTAAACTTAAATTGTATAAAGAGCTTGTGCCATTTGGATCAACATAATAAGCAGTATCATTACTATCATAAAAAAGAGGTGCGCGGGCGCTAGTTCTAAATTCTACATAACTACCGTCTTGATTTGGATAAGCTTTGTAAGACCAATCCCAACTGCTACCATCAGTAGCGCCTTTTCCACCATATAAATAATATGCAGCATCACTAGCTATATGATGCAACCAATAACCTAAACCACCATTTGTTTGTCTTTGAACCATCGAAGCGTATGTGCTACGAATGGTAAAACTTTCATGACCAGAACCAAAAGGTGAACTGCCCCAATCGCCATCGATTTGTAAATATTTTAATTTACTACCAGAAGCGCCATCAATATAATAAGCAGTATTATTACTATCATAGAAAATAGGAGCGCGAAAATCAGTATCAGAATAAGCTGTTCCGACAATATGTAATTTTTGTGAAGGACTTGCTGTACCTATACCAACATTACCACCTTGCAAGATAGTGACTAGCCTTGTATCAGAAGAGTTGGAAAAAGAATAACTTTCATTGGTATCTCTCATTCCAACTAACCATTTATCAACTCCATTATATTTCAATCTTATGCCATGATCTCTTGCTCCCGTACTATCAAGAGCGATTAATGCAGAGTCTGTCGATACTACATTGATAATACCATATCCGCTTGCGTGTGCGCCTCTTACATCCAACATACTTATAGCGCTGGTGGTTCCTAAACCTACTTTTCCTGCAACCAACAAAGAAGTACCTGAATTTGCGGGGTCTAAATAATAATTAGTATTATTACTATCATAAAATAATGGTGAACGCATATCATCGCGACAACGAATACTTCCCGACAATGCCGCCAAGAATGTACCATTTTCCATGATTAACGCACCATGAGTATTTAAATTACCTGCCGCTCCACCAGCATTTGGATGAGACCAAGCAATACCATATAAACTACCAGTAGTCGATCCATCAGCGGCCAATTTATAAGAATCACCCATCGCAAATACGCCTTGATATCTGCTTGCAGAATAAACACCAACTACAGTATTTCCATAATTATCATCAATATAAAAATTACCGTTTGCTCTTGTTGCTTTTGTGGCTAAAGTTGTAGTGGCGGAATTGCCAGTACAAGAAGCAGAACTTCCACCAGCATTGCCAGTTACATTTATGCTCCATGTACCACTTGCGCCAGTTCCAGTTAATGTTGGTCCGACTCTCAAAACCGCTGAAACTATATTAGAATACGCAGCAATCGTAGTGGTATTAACCATTGTCCAACCAGTACCCCATTCACCATCTGTGGTATCATATCCTAACCATAAATCTCTAGCAATTATCACGGTATAACTTGAACTAAAATGATCAAGAATAAATACTGTATTACCAGATGCATTTGCGCCTACACGAATTGTAGGTTGAACGTTTGGATTTGATGTTGTATATTCAAATCCTATAAATCCTCCATTAGATACTGGATTCCAATATCCTGCTATTTCAATACTAGTTTTTGCATTGGTACTGGAATAATTTTCAAACCATTTTATAGTAAATCCACCCATCTGATAAGCGCCTTGTGGAATAGTCGTTTCAATTACTGTATAAGCGCTGTTACCACCAATAGCGGAACCACCCACTAAAACTCCTGAAAAAGTTTTAACAGTTCTAGAACCGGCGGTTCCAGTATAAACTGTTGAAGCAAAATTTCTTCTTAATTGTTGGTAGTTTAATCTATTTAATACAGATGTGCTTGCAAAATCTCCATAAAAAGCTGTATCATTACTATCATAAAAGATTGGCGAACGCATATTATCTGGCGCAGTTACAGTTCCGCCTGGAGCAATTGTCAAACCATCAATCCAATTATTATTTGCACTATTACCAACTTCTAATCTTTGAGTTGAGCTATATGAAGAAGGGTATATTAAATTACCGCCTGTTTGTAAATATGTAGCTGAATATACATATGAATTAACATTAACATAACCAGTAGCAGTTATATTTCCACCAGAAGAAATTGAACCGCTAAACGCAGAATAACCACCATAATTTCCAGCGTGAAGCGCGACATTGCCATTTATTGTAACCGATGAACCAAGAATACTTGTAAGATAAGGAGCATACCCCAAAACAAATGTACCACCATCATTTCTAATTGTTAAAGCATTTACTCCACCATCAGCACTACGAGTAGTACCATTAACAAATATTACTAATTTATTACCTCCATCATTTGCTCCGCTTAATATATAATTATATGAAGCAGCAGTACAAGCGCCACCAGCGAAAGATATAGTAGAATCTAAGGCTCCTGTTATTGTACCAACCATTGATAAAGTATTTAGATTACTTGAGCTATTTGGATTAACATAATAAGCAGTATCATTACTGTCGTAGAAAATAGGTGCGCGAGCATCGACTGTTGAAGTTAAAGAGGCCGTAAATGCAGAATATCCACTATAATTTCCCGCATTCAATACTCTAACATTCGCTGAACTTACTCGTAAATCCAATTCACCATTAGGAACTTTTTTAATATCCCATGCGCCCCAAGTAGAGTCTAGGAATCCATAATTACCAGATTCTCCATATACCTGCCAACGAAATGATCCTGCACTATCAAGACCAAGTAACCCAAACGCACCAGTACCCGCTCCATACATACGAGCATTGTTAGCTCGTTCTTGATTGATTGTGATTCCGTTTACAATTAAGTTATTTACAACTCTTACATTGCTATCAAGATTGCCAACTGAAAAAATTTCTGTTCCTCCTTGCCCAACTGAATTATTATAAAATCTTACGCCACCATAGTTAATGTAGGCTCCTATTCTTATTCCAGTGTGCCAGTTTAATGTAAGTTTAGAATAATTACCTCCAACATTTTCCATCCCGGTAAATATTCTATAATATGCGCTATTATCATCTCCACCAAATGTTATACCATTGCCAAATCCTTCACCAGCAGCAGAAGTGTATGGTGTAGAGCCAGTAGCGCCAAAGTTTATTCTTGTTGCTTGTAATACAGCTAGTACACTTGTGCTTGCTGGATCGCAATAATACGCTGTATTATTACTATCATAAAAAATAGGTGCGCGGAAATCTGACGACGCAGTAACAACTCCATTTTCTTGTACTCTAAATAATTCTGTACCAGCTTTGATTGCATTATTTTGTACAATAAACGCATCGGCTGTAGCATTATTATTACTATCAATGCTTACATATACATTACCCGCACCTGCTAGATATAAACCATTACCTGATGAAGCATTTTGAGCCAAAGTTAAATCATAATTATTATCAACTTTTAAATAAACATTTGAAGGATCAAGTGTTCCAAAATACAACGCTCCAGCCCCTGCTGCTGATGCGATTCTTGCGTCTCCAGTTATATCTAATTTATAACCGGGACTTGTTGTACCTATACCAACGTTACCACCATTAGCAATAGTCATTCTGGCGCTCCACGATGAACCATTGTATGTAGCGAATTGTATATCGTTGCTTAAAGCGGTTGCTGGAGTGCTTAATCCTATTGCTGCCGCAAACGTTGGAGTTCCATCTTTATAAAATTCTAAATGACCTCCTTGACTTATAATATTTGCATATCCTCCAGTACCATTTATTGTAATACCAATAGCACTACTTACATTTATTTGTAATTTAGCAGCACCAGCACTTGTAGTCCCTATGCCGACTTTTCCAGCTACCAATAAAGATGTTCCTGTATTTGCGGGGTCTAAATAATAAGTAGTATCATTTTTATCATAATAAATACTAGCATATAAATTAGCAGCATAAAAAGCTCCATCTGATGATGGCACACCAGTTTCACTATAAGAACCCCAAGCCAAATTTCCATTAGCATCCATCCACAAACTATTGGATATTCTAGAACCCCAGTGGAAATTTAAATTTGGACTATACGCATTAATAGATTGAGCGGCACTAACTAAACCTCTTTCTCTAATACTTATTGGACTGTTGGACCAATCGTCGCCATTAGTTAAACTTGTATAAGATACAAGCATGGCCGTCGAATTGATTCCCGCAAACGATGGAGTATTACCACTTCCTACGTTTTGATTAATTGTATATGCAGTTATATTGGCAGCATTACCATCAATACTAACACCAGTTAATGTTTGTGCGCCGCTCGCTCTATTAAAAACATTTTGTGTAGTACCAACATAATACGTAGAATTAGCGGCTACGCCATAAGTTCCTATATTTGTGGCGGTTACAATCGCTGATGTTGCTTGACCATCTGCGCTTCTAACTACTGTATCGTTTTTTAGTGTTGCCATATTTTTTTATATATTTATTATATTATATTATGTTACTTATTTAATTGTTTCTTTAACTCTGCGAGTTCGGCGGCCAACTCATTTACTGCACTAATCAATACAGAAGTTAGTTTCGAATAGTTTACACCTAAAGGACGACCATTTTCATATTCTACTAATTCTGGATATACTTGGGCGACTTCTTCCGCAATCAATCCTAGACTGCGTTTGTTGTCTTTTTTGTAATTAAATGATACAGGCGACAGTTTGGCGATTTTGGCGGTTTGACTGGTTAGTTTTTTGACATTTGTTTTGGCGACAACACTTGATGTTTCAACTAAAGTTGTACAAGTAATTGTGCCGACGACTTCTAGTGTGGTACTTGGAGTGGTTGTATTTATACCAACATTTCCAGAACTACCAACAAACATTTTAACACTATCAGTACCTGCGGTAAAATACAAATTGCCAGTTCCACTATTATCAGTGCTACGCATACCTATTCTGGCACCATTACTTTCCCAAACCATGTATTGTAAAGTTCCGTATTTAGATTTACCAATCAATTGAGCGTTTGTTGCAGATCCAGTACCAGTACTACCATTTTCATATTTTATAAACCCACCAGCATCACTTGCTGTGGTTGTATAAACATGAAGAAGTTGAGCAGGACTATTTGTACCTATACCAACATTACCACTACTATCAACATTTATTCTTCTATTACCTTGGCCGTCAGCGATTATAATGTTATTGGCAATTGTGGCACTTAATCCTGTGACGTTTGCGCCGAGGATTGTGTTGTAGTTGCCTGTGGTAATACCACGACCAGTATTTTGTCCAATTATTGTATTAGCTATACCAGCGGTAATATCATAACCTGAATTTTTACCAACAGCGGTATTATTGTAACCGCTATTATTGCTATATAAACTACTATGACCTATCCCTGTATTATCTGTACCCGTTGTGTTAGTAAACATCGCCCCATATCCGAATGCGCTATTATAACCAGCAATAGTACTATTTTTTAAAGCCTGTAATCCAAACGCGCTATTACCAGTACCAGTTGTATTCGCTTTTAAAGCTTCATAACCAAACGCACTGTTATTGTTTGTGGTATTAGATGATAAAGCAGCATGACCAAATGCACTGTTGTTGTTACCAACTACATTAGCTATCAAACTATATTTACCAAATGCATTATTATTACTACCCGTTGTATTACCATATAAAGCAGCACTACCAAACGCATTATTGTCATTACCAAAAGTATTAGCTTTTAAAGCTTCATATCCAACCGCGTTATTTCTTTGACCCGATGTATTGTTTCTTAGAGCGTATACACCAAACGAACAATTAGGTGCGCCTGTTGTATTAGAAAGTAATGCTCTATATCCTACAGCAGTATTGCTAGAAGCAATTGTATTAGTAGCTAAAGCGCCATAACCAAACGCACTGTTGCCTGTGCCTATTGTATTATTTTGTAAAGCACTTCTACCTACGGCAGTATTCTGTCCACCCGTAGTGTTCTGATACAGAGAATTTAAACCTACAGCAATATTATTATTTCCTATTGTATTGTATCTGAGAGAGTTAAAACCAAATGCTGAATTGAAACTGCCGGTTGTATTTGTTGCTAAAGCGCTAAACCCAACTGCCGCATTGTATGTACCAGTTGTATTAGCATTTAATGCTTTATAACCAAATGCACTGTTGTTACTTACAGTATTATTAAGCAAAGCTTGAAAACCAACAACGGTATTATTACTACCAGTAGTATTAGCGAATAATGAATTACATCCTATGACAGTATTATTATTTCCAGAAACATTATTATATAAAGTTGTATAACCAAATGAAGTGTTATTATCACCAACTGTGTTTTGAGCTAAACTTTCATATCCAATCGCACAATTAAATCGACCAGCTGTATTATTAATTAAAGCTCTATTACCAACTGCAACATTTCTTATACCAACCGTATTTGATTTTAAAGCGTAAAATCCAAATGCACTGTTAAAATTACCCGTGGTATTATTTAATAAAGCATTTGTACCAAAGGCGCTATTACCTTCGCCTATAGTATTTGCTTGTAATGTTCCATTGCCGACGGCTGTATTATTGTTACCAGTTGTATTATAATATAATGAATTAAAACCTACTGCTACATTATTAACACCTATTGTATTACTTACTAAACTACTATAACCAAATGCGCTATTATTTCCACCAATAGTATTATAAAATAAACTAGCGACACCAACGGCTGTATTACCTGTGCCTATTGTATTGTTTTGCAATGCGCCTTTTCCAAATGCCGAATTATTTATTCCTGTTGTATTACTTAATAAAGCGCTTAGACCAACTGCTGTATTGTTGTTACCTATAGTATTGCTTTGCAATGCGCTTGTTCCTACAGCAGTATTACTTTGACCTATAGTATTACTAAGTAAAGACTGATAACCTACAGCAACATTATTTGCACCTATTGTATTAACAGCTAAAGCTTGATTACCAAATGCGGTATTATAACTACCTGTTGTATTTGTTTGTAAAGCGCTACGACCTACAGCAGTATTGTCTATGCCAATTGTATTAGCGTTCAAAGCATTTAAACCAAGCGCGCTATTATTAGAACCCGTTGTATTGCTATACAAAGATCCAATACCAACAGCAGTATTAGAAACGCCCGTAGTATTGTTTGATAAAGAATTTACACCTACAGCAGTATTATTAACACCAATTGTATTAGCGTTAAGAGCGTTTGATCCAACCGCAGTATTGCTTGTGCCAGTCGTATTAGAATACAAAGAACCGTAACCAACAGCAGTATTATTAACACCAATTGTATTAGCGTTAAGAGCGTTTGATCCAACCGCAGCATTATTTGCGCCTGTTGTATTACTTAATAAAGCATAATAACCAAATGCACTATTATTATTTCCACTAGTATTACTAAGTAACGCATTAACACCTAATGCATTATTTCTTATGCCTGATGTATTGCTTAATAAAGCTTGAAAACCAATCGCGACATTATTTACGCCTGTTGTATTCGTTCTTAAAGCTTTATAACCAAAAGCACTGTTATTGTTTGCAGTATTGCTATAAAGAGCGTTATAACCAAAAGAGCTATTAGCATTACCCACTATATTACTAACTAACGCTTGTTGACCAACAGCGGTATTATTTTTACCTATAGTATTACTAAGTAAGCTATTTAATCCAACTGATGTGTTATTACTACCTGTGGTATTATACAACATAGATTGCATACCAACAGCAACGTTATTTACGCCAATTGTATTGTATCTTAAAGCTCTATATCCAAATGCACTATTATTGTTTGTTGTATTATTATATAAAGCTAAATAACCAAATGCGCTATTATTACTTCCTACTGCATTTGTATATAACGATTGTAAACCTACAGCAGTATTTTTGCCACCAGTCGTATTAGAATTAAGTGCTTGTTGACCTACAGCAGTATTATTAATACCGCCTGTATTAGATAATAAAGCATTTACACCAACAGCAACATTAGATGCGCCTGTAATATTATTTATTAAAGCATATCTACCAAAGGCACTATTATTTACTCCTGTAGTATTATAATACAAAGCGTTATGACCAACAGCGGTATTATTTGTACCAATCGTATTACTAATTAAAGCAGCTCTACCAACCGATGTATTTCCACTACCTGTAGTATTATACTTTAAAGCGTAATTACCAAATGCACTGTTACTTGTACCTATGGTATTACCTTTTAAAGAGTCTCTACCAAATGCACTATTTCCATAACCTGTTGTATTAGCAGTTAATGCGTTAGATCCAAAAGCACTGTTATTGTTTGTTGTATTAAAATAAAGAGCGTTATAACCAAATGCCGCATTATTATTACCACTTACATTTGTTAGCATACAGTTAAAACCAACCGCTGTGTTGTTACCTCCGACTGTATTATAATTTAATGCTTGACGACCAAATGCACTATTATTACTACCTGATGAGTTGCTTTGTAAAGCGGCGCGGCCAAAAGCACTATTATAAATACCAGTTGTATTTGTCAATAAAGCATACATACCAAAAGCACTATTATCTGCGCCAATTGTATTATTATATAAAGCAGCTCTACCAACCGCTGTATTTCTACTACCTGTAGTATTCTTATATAGCGCTTCATCACCAATAGCGATATTATATTGACCTATAGTATTGCTGAACAAAGTTTGATGACCCATTGCAACGTTATAATTACCACTTGTATTTGTAATCAACGATTTAAAACCAAACGCTGCATTTCTATGTCCCGTAGTGTTAACGGCCAATGCTTTATAACCAAATGCACTGTTATTGCTTGTTGTGTTAGCCTCTAAAGCTTGATAACCAACGGCAGTATTTGCACTACCTATTATATTAACTGATAATGCACTACGACCAAGTGCTGTATTGTAAATACCAATTGTATTAGAATTTAATGCGTATGTACCAAACGCTGAATTATTACTTCCGGTTGTATTAGCGGTTAATGAACTATATCCTACAGCCGTATTTAGTGATCCTATAGTATTACTAGCTAATGCGGTATGACCCATTGCAACGTTTGAATAACCAGTTGTATTATTTCTCAAAGCATTATAACCAAATGCGTTGTTACCACTGGTTGTATTGCTATATAATGCACCATAACCAAATGCATTGCTATAAGATCCAACCGTATTGCTAGCTAAAGCAACTCTACCTACAGCTGTATTTCTAGTTCCTGTAGTATTAGAAAATAAAGTATAATTACCAAATGCACTATTAAGCGCTCCGATAGTATTTGATTGCAATACTTTGAAACCAAATGCAGAATTATCTGTACCTGTTGTATTAAATTTTAAAGATTGATAACCAAATGCACTATTATTTGTGCCAATTGTATTATTTTTTAAAGCTGCATAACCAAATGCACTATTATTGTTCGTTGTATTGCTATATAACGATTGATAACCAACAGCAGTATTATTAATACCCACTACATTATTTATTAAAGCATAATTACCAAATGCACTATTAGCACTACCTGTAGTATTACTAAATAAAGCATTTGCACCAACTGCAACATTGAGAGTGCCAATTGTATTATTTAATAAAGCGTTATGACCTATAGCCGTATTCTGTCCACCTGTAGTATTATATCTCAATGATCTATAACCAAAAGCACTATTATTTGCACCAATTGTATTGTTTCTTAAAGCGTCAGAACCAAACGCACTATTATTAACGCCTGTTGTATTACTTCTTAAAGCATAATAACCAAATCCACTATTTTTAATACCCGTCGTATTAAATTGTAAAACACCATAACCAAATGCACTGTTTTTAGAACCAATTGTATTAGCATATAATGTACCATTACCAACGCTAATATTATAACTGCCAGTTGTATTGTTGTATAAAGAGTTGTTTCCAACGGCTGTATTTCCTATGCCTGTAGTATTTAAAAATAATGCTTTATAACCAAACGCACTGTTTAGGAAACCAGTTGTATTACTATATAACGCTTTGTATCCAAATGCGCTGTTATTATTTGTTGTGTTATTATATAAAGCATAATTACCAAAAGCACTATTTTTTTGACCAATTGTATTTGCCCTGAGAGCAGCATAACCAAATCCACTATTATAACTGCCTGTGGTATTAAACAATAAAGCATTCACACCAAATGCGCTATTGTATAATGATATTGTATTACTCTTCAACGCTTGATAACCCACAGCAGTATTATAATTACCAGTTGTATTAGAATATAAAGATCTATAACCAAACGCGCTATTATAGTTACCAACTGTATTATAGAACATTGATTGATAACCAAATGCACTATTAGTAGTACCAGTTGTATTACTACCTAATGCTTGAAATCCAAATGCACTATTTAAAGCACCAATTGTATTATAAAGTAAAGCGTCTCTTCCAACAGCAGTATTACTAATACCAGTTGTATTATTAAGTAAAGATTGATAACCAATGGCAGTATTATTTGTGCCTATTGTATTTTTTTGTAAAGCGCTTACACCGACTGCTGTATTGCTTGTACCTGTTGTATTGAATTTTAAAGCGTAATAACCAAATGCGCTATTATAATTACCTATAGTATTATTAAATAATGAAAAATATCCAAATGCACTATTACTTTGACCAGTTGTATTACTTCCTAAAGATTCATATCCAACCGCAGTGTTATAATTACCAGTTGTATTTAATCTTAAAGATCTACTACCAACCGCAACGTTTCTTATGCCAATTGTATTATTTTTTAAAGCATAATAACCAAACGCACTATTATTTGCACCCGTTGTATTATCAGTTAATGCCCAACCACCAACAGCTACATTATATGAACCTATTGTGTTATTGTTTAAACTAGCATATCCAACCGCAGTATTTCCTAAACTTATTGTATTTTCTTTTAATGAAAACGAACCAATTGCAGTATTGTTTGTACCTGTTGTATTTGCGAATAAAGCTTTATATCCGAAAGCGCTGTTATTGTTTGTTGTATTAGCGTACAAAGCTAGATGCCCCATTGCTGTATTGTTATTGCCTATGAGATTTGTATACAATGCTTGCGTACCCATTGCAACATTTGATGATCCACTTGTATTTAATATTAATGCTTGATAACCAACAGCTACGTTACTAGCACCTGTTTTGTTGCTTTCCAATGCACTACGACCAACGGCTACTATATAATTTGCAGTATTACTATACAATGATCTCCAACCTATACCAACTGTATCACTTGCGTTACCAACATTACATACTTGGTAACCAAAATAAGAATTTCTTTCACCAGTTGTATTTGAGTTACCAGATTGATAACCTACAGCAGTATTAGCTGAACCTATTGTATTTTGACTTAAAGCATACGCACCAATTGCACTGTTATTAACGCCAGTCGTATTAGAGTATAATGTTTGTCTACCAACAGCTGTATTATTACTACCTGTAGTATTATAATATAAACTATAAACACCAAATGCGGAATTGCTATTACCTATAGTATTATATCGCAACGCTTGCATACCAAATGCACTATTACTAGCGCCTGTTGTATTTGCGAATAAAGATGTATAGCCAAAAGCACTATTAGTGTTTGCTGTGTTATTAAATAATGCGTTTGTGCCTACAGCGGTATTATTATTACCAACGGCATAAAATAATGCATTTACGCCTACAGCAACATTAGCAGAACCAACAATATTTGTAAATAAAGACCCTCTTCCAATCGCAGTGTTATAACTGCCTGTTGTATTATTTTGTAAAGATTGATTTCCAACAGCGCTATTTTCTATGCCAATTGTATTAGACAGCAAAGAATAATAACCAATAGCAACATTATTACTTCCTGTAGTATTGTAAACAAGCGAGTCTCTACCGATTGCAGTATTATTGCCGCCAAATGTATTATTTAATAATGCTTGAACACCAATTCCTACGTTGTTAGTGCCGGTTGTATTATTTTGTAAAGTAGCAAGACCAACCGCAACGTTAAATGTACCTATTGTATTGTATCTGAGAGCGTTTAAACCAAATGCTGAATTAGAACTTCCAGTTGTATTAGTATATAAAGAGCCATAACCAAATGCGCTATTGTTTGTACCAATTGTATTACTAAATAAAGAATCTTTACCAAATGCGCTATTGTTTGCGCCTGTTGTATTATTTAATAATGAAAAATATCCAAATGCACTGTTATTGCTTACAGTATTACTTTGTAAAGCTGATCTACCAACGGCTGTATTAGCCCTACCTGTTGTATTAGCAAATAAAGCTCTATAACCAAATGCACTGTTATTGTTGCCAGTTGAATTATAATACATAGCTTGATAACCAAATACGCTATTATTATTACCAATTGTATTTGTGTATAACGCTGCAAATCCAACTGATGTATTAGAACTGCCTGTTGTGTTGTTATATAAAGCGCCACTTCCTACTGCGGTATTTACTGTACCTATTGTATTGTTTGTTAATGAATAATAACCAACAGCAGTATTATTAACACCTGTCGTATTTGCATTTAATGCAGTATTTCCAACAGCAGTATTAGTAGCAACATTACCAGTACCTCTTCCAACAATAACACTATTAATAGACAAACTATGTACAACATCTGTAGTATTACTATCTCCAATCGCTGTTGAAGAAGTGAATTTGGCTATCGTATTTGTTGTGCCTGAAGCGTTGGCGCTTGTTCCAGATGAGCCGCTTGTTCCAGACGAACCGCTTGTGCCAGACGAACCACTCGTTCCAGAAGAACCGCTTGTACCAGAAGATCCGCTTGTGCCAGAAGATCCACTTGTTCCAGAAGATCCACTTGTTCCAGACGAACCGCTTGTGCCAGACGAACCACTCGTTCCAGAAGAGCCAGAAGAACCACTCGTTCCAGAAGAACCGCTTGTACCAGAAGAACCACTTGTACCAGATGAACCGCTTGTTCCAGACGAACCACTTGTACCAGATGAACCGCTTGTTCCAGACGAACCACTTGTGCCAGACGAACCACTCGTTCCAGAAGAACCGCTTGTGCCAGATG